GTGATCCTGGAAAAAGGGATAAAAAAGAGAGCACCATGCAGAAAGGATGCAGAAAAACAAAAGGCCATCATTGCTGATGGCCTTTTGTCACTGAATCTAATGGTGCCGGGGTCGGACTCGAACCGACACGATTATTCATCGGCGGATTTTGAAACCATCGCAAGCCATGTAGAATCAATAAATTGCTTTTTTTCAGTGAGTTACTTGGTAATGAATGAGGCTCATTGGGTGTCACTGGTGAGGGATGCCGCCATTTTGCCGCCATTTTTCAGTGCAGTGATCGGGTTGAGTTTGACGGCGTCCTCGAGGTGGTCCGGGGCAAAGTGGGCATAGCGCATGGTCATCTTGATATCGGTATGACCGAGGATTCGTTGCAGCACCAGGATGTTGCCGCCACCCATCATGAAGTGACTAGCGAAGGTATGGCGCAGCACATGGGTACTCTGCCCAGCAGGCAATTCAATCTCGGCACGCCGTATCGCTTTCTCGAACTCAGAATAGCAGTCACCGAACAGACGGCCGGTGCGTTTTGGCAGTAATGCAAGCAGCCAGCCCGCCACCGGTACGGTGCGATTCTTCTTGCCCTTGGTACGGGTAAAGGTAAGCCGGCCGATACCAACCTGTGAGCGGGTCAGCTTCTCGATCTCGGACCAACGGGCACCGGTAGAGAGGCATAGCATCACGATCAGCCACAAATCTTTCAGCCCCGCGCAGGCTGCCAGCAGCCGCTCGATTTCATCCTGATTGAGAAACGCCAATTCGGACTCCTGCACCTTGTACTGGCGCAGAACCTCCAGTGGGTTTCCATGACTCCACTCACCCAGTCGACCGAGCTCATTGAACACAGCCTGCAGGTAGAGCAGTTCACGGTTGATGGTGGTCGGGGATACTTGTTTACGTTGACCTGGCACATAGAGCTCACCCGCCAATCGCCGCTCGCGGTAAGCCGCAAATTGCTGGGCCGTGAACTCGGTCGCCAAGGGATTACCCAGCGCCTCCGCCAACCAAATCAGCTTATCTCTACGCCGGTCACCATCCGTCAGAGTTTGACCATGGCGGCCATACCAGAGCACCACCAGATCACTCAGCCGACGTTCATCCACATGACCCCTTTCCGGCTGTTGCCAGGGCTGGGCCAACATGTGCTTTTCCCATGCCAAGGCTTCACCCTTGGTAGCAAAGCGCCTGCGTTTACGGGGGCCGTTACAGCCTTGTGGATAGACTTCGGCAAGCCAGTGTTTGAGCTTACCGTCATCAAGTTTACAGACCGTCATTACGTAGGGAACCTGTTATATATCTGGTCTATTTTTATATTCCTTCTTCATTACTAAAAATAGGACGTTTTAAATCCACCACTTCTGCATTATTATTAAAAGCCATTACATCCCCAGCTTTAATTGGTGCTTGAATGATATCTAAAATATCATTCTTAAACATATTTGAATCTACTTTAAGCAGCACGTACTCTCCTGATTTAAATTGGCTTTTTTTGATTTTATCCGACAGTGGGAAGACTGACTCAAGGGCTCCCATACAAGTATCATATTGGAACGATATAAATACATCTTTATACAGCGCTCTATCTAAACTAATTTTCTTTATATCATTACAGTCAGAGTAATTTGTGATTTCATAGCCACCATCAAAATTACTCCTTATTAAATTAATGCCAGCATCAATTGATTTGTAATCGCCTTCAATATAAATTGAATCCACAGACACCCCATTAGAAGAATTGAACGAATATAGGCCTTTAAAGGGGGCTGTCGACGTTACTGATTTCATTTTTTGTTTATCAAAAAAATCACCTTTTATTGAAGATACCTTTTTGAAATCATGAATTGACACCGTTTTATTTTTTTTACCAAAAACGAAGCATTCCCCATCGCGCTCAATCCCCAACTCGTTACATGAGTTAATAATAATGTATGGAGTGCTATTATCTAAAGATAGATAGTGCTTAGTCAGTTCATCGAAATACACACTCTCTATATCAAGTCCATCCTCATCCTTCAGGACAAATAATGCGGGAAGTGAATAACCTTTATCTCCTGCCAGAAATACCTTATTATCTTTTATTTCTGCACCATGTGAGAACGTAGAGAAAGACCAAGTCTTTTTAGAGAAATTAGAATAAGCTGCGAGAGTTTTATCCCCTTGGTTAAATTTAGCATAGGCCATTCCGCTATGATAATTCTCAAGAAGATTTCGACCAAAACCTAACCCATCATTATTACCAAGGAATGAAAGTATAGTTGCGCCTACATCGATCAATAAACCTGGCCTATCAACCTTCTTTTTTTCCAAATCAGCACCAAGCACAACGAATGTGTTCTTTCTGCTTTTTGGATCTTCGTTCAGAATAGATAACGCATCATTACTCATTGCCAAATGGTCAGATTGCAATATGATTATTGTATTTTTATATGCATCTGAGGATTGAATCCTACCAATGAATTCTGCCAACAATTTATCTGAACATTGAACGGCATTAAGTATGTTTACTTTTCCATCGCCATACTGTTTATCATTAATGCATCTAGATGGAATATGGCCCCATGGATGGTGTGTATCTAAAGTTAACAATGATAAAACAAACGGCTTCTTATTTTTGCTAAGCTCAATAAACGACTCATATGCATAATCAAGAAGATGATCATCATGAACGCCCCAGTCAGAGTAGTCCATATTGCTAGGTGGAATTATTTTTTCAAAAAAGTCTCGATCAATCGATGTGTAACCATGCTGTTTTATAAAGGTTCCTTTTCCAGCAAAATCAGATTTTGCACCACCGATAAATTTCAGCTTATACCCATTATCTTTTAAAATGTCACCTAAACAGTAAGCCTCAGGCATAAACTGAGATATTGACCCCATGTTATTCCCTTGCCCCCCTGGCAATGAAAGCGGCAATCCACATTGGCTATTTACCAAGCCAGCAATAGTCCAACCGCCTCCATCATTATCAACATTAGTAAAGTCTATACCTTCATTGATAATAGGAACAAGGTTAGATATGAGACCTGGAAACTTACTCTCATTGAAATATGTTCTCTCAAAACTTTCAGCGTAAATCAGAACTATATTTTTCTTATTTTTTATTTCTGATTTATTTACAACATACTCATCGCTAACATCTTGCTTATCAAACACCCCTGACACATACAACCTGACTTGGTCGTAATAATTATTTAACCACGGAGAAATGACAAATAATAAAAGTGCAAGAGGCAATGATATGAGTGGACTGATTCTCACTAACCTTTGTCTATTTTCCTTTCTGAAAATCTGAGAAAAGGGTAACATAATTGCACAAAAAACAAATCCAGCACCATATGTTATTTCTTTGACATACTCACTGAATCCAGCGCCTTGAACTCCAGTATATAAGTGATACATTACCGAAGTATTAAATCCTGCACCAGTAAACATGTCGCTTACAACATAAAGCCCACTTAAGGATATGTACAGCATAGCAATTACAATAAGCAAGCCGCGACATTTAGTTGCACTTATGCACAAAACAAAAAAGACTAAAATTGAGAAAACAATGATACTCAATTAGCTCACCTTTACAATAAATCTAAAAAGATATTGGTTATATTATACTAACACTGAGTTCACATATATTTTGATACTAAAAACAGTGTCAAGCCTATGCAATACTCGCTCAGCTATCGCTTCCTAAAAATTCGATGTTCAACCATCACGCCCACGATCTCGATATGCTGTCGGTCGGAATGCATGGTGGGATAATCGTCGTTGAGCGGTACCAGCTCAAACACTTCTTGTCCGTTCTCATCGATGCTACGAGGACGGTACTTCTTGAACGTAGCCTCTTCACCGCCGTTCTTGGCAACCACATAATCACCAGGGCGCGGCTGTTCGTCAGGATCAACAATCACCAAGTCCCCTTCGTTAAAGAACGGGGTCATGGAGTTGCCGCGTAACCAAAGGCCAAACCCACAAGGGCCGATATCGACGCTAGCAGCCACATACTCAACATTGCCATCAAAGCCCGTTGCCTGTTCACACATCCCACGCCAGTGGCCTGCCTGAACATAACTCAGAATCGGCACCCGGCTCCCTTGAGGGATCACAGCTGGTTCGACATTGTGATAACCAGCCAAGTTTGTCCCAGCACTGCTTACTGCATCTTCTCCAAAAAGCAGCCATTCCGGCTTAACACCGAGAATCTCAGCAAGCCTGACTAGGTTGTTACCTTTCGGCGAGGTATCTCCTCGCTCCCACTGGCTGATAGAGACACGGTTAATCCCCAGCTTTTTGGCCAAGGACTCTTGGGTCAAGCCGTGAACTAATCGTTGTGATTTTATGCGCGAATGTATGTTCATGTAAGTTATCTTACAAAATAACTCCGTAGTTTTTACTTTCTTTTTTGGTAAATTTCTGTTGCTTTCGCTAGTTGGCGGTCTTACATTTACTTCCATTAGGTATGTAAACCCTTACGAGAGAGTAAGAAAATGAAAAAACATGACGCAGTTCAGCATTACTGCAGCGTTGTTCAACTGGCTGCCGCCCTAGGAATCAAGCCTCAGTCAGTTTCTCAGTGGGGCGAGACAATCCCCCAAGGTCGCGCCTATCAGCTCGAATTGATGACCGGCGGCAAGCTGAAAGCCGCCCCCTCACAACCTCGCACTGCGCAATAAGGGTCACCCCTATGCCACCTCGTCATATCAACCCTGCCGTTTCCTGTCGTCAGTACGATCAATCTCGTGATCTCCCCTGACACACCGCCGCTGATGCCCATCGCCAAGCAGATGGCGGGGTCCCTGTTGGCCCCCCAGTTCAAGTTCGCGAGTGAACCGTAACCAGCTAGGGATGCACTCACCATGTTTAACCCACACACAACCAAACAACCCCACTTCGATTCCGCCTGTTCGCGCTTCACCGCCAGCCATTCGCTGGCCAAGGTGGCACGAGCAGCGGGTATTGGCGAACAGTTGCGGCGCAACAAGCTGAACCCTGCTCAACCCCATCAGCTGACTACCCGGGAACTGGTGGCCATTTACCACGCCACCGAGGGCGACGAAACCCTGTTCGACGGCATGCTGATGGAGTGTGGCCTAACCGCAGTAGCCATACCCAAGGCAGACCGAGCCCCTTCCCAGCCCCATCAGGCGATCGACCTGAATGCCAAGGTGGCCAGCATTGGCCAGCGTGCGCTGGAGCTGACCAAACGCGGCCGGATCACCCGCTCTGAACGCAACACCCTGGTAAGCGTGGCCACCTCGGCCATGGGGTCACTCGCCATCTTGATCCATGACGTAGAAGCCCGCTTTCAAGCGGTACCGGCCCTGGCTTGCGCATCAGACATCCTGATGCAAGCCGCGACCATGTAAGGGGGACCCCATGCAACAACAAGTCAATCACGACGAACGCAACCTCGCCGGCCACAGGTCGCCATGAACACCGCGGGCTGCATGCTGCTGCGCGAGATTTTCGGCAAGACCCGCTCCAGTCTGGATACCGACTGGTTGGCTATCAGCTCCCGCCTGCGCGCCGCACCAATAAAATTTTTTGCAAAAGTGGATTACCGCAAAACCATAGGCCCAGACCGCGCCAGATAAAGGATCTCGGGCGAGGTAAGGATCTGAAAGGATCGAAAGAAATTGCAGGATTTTACAGTTTGAAAGGGGGCTGACTAGCGGTGTCGAAAGCGTAAGTTGTTGAATGTATTGGGATGGTCGTACTTTCCGTGGGGATTTGAGTGATCGGGAAGGATCTGCGTGGTTGCTTGGGGCTGGCTGGAAGGCGTTTAGTTTCAGCCAGTTAGGTGTGATGAGGGCCGATTTGATAACTGAAATTTTGAAAGGGCGCTGGACCTTGGTGCGCTGGCTGGCCTGCCCCACGGAAAATAGGTTTTCTGTGAAGTGTGTCGGGTCACTCTTGGTCTTGCCCTAGTGGAAGTGGACACGACGACAACCCGATCACCTAAACCTAGGTGGACACGATGTGGACACATCGCCATGTTGAGGGCCCAGAAAAACTTAAGGCCACCCACTTGGGTGGCCTTAAGTCATTGAATTCTAAATGGTGCCCGGGGTCGGACTCGAACCGACACGATTATTCATCGGCGGATTTTGAATCCCGAAACTGCGGTTTCACAAGGATAGTACGACTCGTAAAGCCTTGAATCAAGAGGGTTTGAGTTATCTCCGGTTTGCTGTGGGTTAGGCTGGTTTGCACACATTGCACATTATTACCCACCAAAATCACACACCCACAACTAGGGGTACCTGTCATATATGGCTGGCTGGGAAGGGCAGCCACACGGTTGGCCGGTTAGAACGGGGGCTCATTGGCCCCCTCGCGTTTACGTTACTCTTCGTCCTCATCGGGACGTTCGTCATATCCCCGACTCTGCCAATAGGCATCATTTTCAGGGTCTAACTGACGAGAACGGTTATCGCCATCATCTTTTTTGGACATCACAGGCTCCATGTCATTACGGTCAGCCAAACCATAGTAATGCTCTGCTGCGGGTTTCCCGGTTGGATATAGCCCAGCGTGATCCCTGTTGTTGTACCCACTTTTTCAGCTCGTCGTTGATGTATTCCGGGCCATTGTCACAGCGTATAACCGCCGGTTTGCCGCGCCAGGCTATCACTTGTTCCAGTGCCCGCTTTACCCAGCCTGCGGGTGCAGATAGCCAAACGCAGTGAGCTGCACAGTTTCAAGGTGATGCAGCCTAGTTGGAAAAGAACAGGCGGTTGTGGAAGAACTGCGAGCGCAAAATCAAAACCAGCTTGCAGTTCATCCACTCGGCCTTTCTGGTTCTCCTGCTCAGGAGGTCGTAAACAGGTTCTTATAGATGCCCGTGTGGCGCTGCACTGATTTACCCCCCCACAACGGCCGTGTAGGGTCTAGCACAGCTCAAATCGGTACCGAACAGATCCGCTTCGCACGACGCGAAATTGGTCGCGCGTCTTGGTGCCGACAGGGTTGGGCAGGGTCATCACCATCCAGTGGGTCGGGTCGAATACAAACGGTACGTACAGGATGCGATACCTGCGCTTTCGGTCTTCTCTTGCGCTGCCAGCAACCTCAAGCTCTCGTGCCGACAACTCGAACTCGCCGCCAGTGTCGAGCGCCGATTTGACCTCGTATAGGTATTCGTGGCGCGCGGTCACGACCCGGAAGTCGTAGCCCAAGGAGTCGTCGCCTGCCGGGCCGGTGCAGAACTTTTCACGATTTGACGAGACCCAGCACTCGTCCGACATCTCCTTGGGATGGCGCCGGAAGAGCAGCTTCCACACCAGCCACTCGCTCGCCATGCCCATCGACGTGCGGGTTGCGTCGGACAGTTGGTTGCGCCAGGTTCCGCCCTTACCCCCACCGCCTCCGCTGGATCCCAGCCACGGTTTGCCTGCTTCCTCCTGCTGAAGCAGGCGAGCGACGCGACTGCGGGTGAACCACTCGTTGCTTTGAGCGATGGCCGCGTCCGCGAGGTTTTCGAACTCCAGGATGAACCTGGGGCTTCCGGTATCCAGCGAGCGTCCAGCAAAAAGGATGCTGCGGCGCGTCACCTCAGCCTTCAGGCTGAGTTCGCGAGCCTCCTGCTCCTCCTGCTTCAAGTCCTCCGCCGTCAGGCCTAGGTCATGCAGGGCCTCGGTGGTTGGCATGTTCGCTGGCCACCAGCCGGCGCGACGCAGCAGCGCCGGCAAGGCACCTGGCGCGATCACCTCGAAGTCCAACAGGCCTGCCTGGTCCAGCTTGCGCACGAGCTGCTGAGCATCGGCCGCACCCGCGTTGGTCGATTGCTGGGCACCGTTCTTCCTGCACCAGGCGCATATCAGGTTCGTCAGGTCCGCGTGGCGCGCCGTCACGTGCTTCCGGTTGGCTGCTACAACGGCCTCCAAGGCCTCAAGCTCGACGGTGGGGTCGTCGGCCCCGAGCCTTGCCTCCACCGCCAGATCCGCGTAGGCGACGACGCGGGCTTGATCGAGCTGCTCCAACTGCAGCAGCCACTGCGGATCAAACTGGATGAATTCAAGCGTTCGCAGGTGCACGTACTTGTCTAGCGGCTCACCGGCCCGCCATGCGGACAGAAAGGCTCGCCTCAGCCGCGCGCGTATAGAGGAAGCTAACTCGGCAAGGTATGCACTGAACAGGCGGCGGAACTCCGTCTCGTCGTTCATCGGTGGGTAGCCGAGCTCAGCAAGCGTGCAGCCAAAAGCGGCGAAGTCTAAGTTGAGCCTCACACTGATCGTCTTCTGGTCGTCGGTCTCGGTGACTATCTCTAGCAGTTGGTCGACTACCTCCGTCGGCAATTCGCCCGCTAGCCAGGTGCGAAGCTGCAGGGCTGGGCCGAGTTGCGTGTGCTTATCACGAAGCTGCTCAGCAACCTCGCGGCCCCTGAGGAAAGCAACAGCTGGAAGCACCGCGTCAACTCGGCGCTGCACACCGCCTTTTGTAGCAGCAAAGTATTCGTGTACCACACTTACGTCTCTGCCGATCGCCTTGGCAAGCATGTCCTCGGATGGCCCAGCGGCGGTGCCGCCGTAGCCATCGCGCTGAAGTCTCCCCAGCAGAAGCTCAAGCGTGTTCCTCCGCGAGCCGAGCAGCTTGGTGAGCGCCTGCGACGCTTCGAGCAGTAGCGGCAGGTCGATGAGACCATCAGTCCTCACGAGCAGCGTCGGGGTGCGGGCGTGTTGTACGGCGTGCACCCGCTCCCTGCCGCGCACCGGTATCTCGAGTCCCGAGATGGTGAGGGCAAATTCTCCACAGCGCCTGACGCGTATCGCGCGAAGCCGGCGGTCGAGCTCGTCAGAGGGCAGCGTCCGCGTCTCCAGAGGGTCGCCAAGGTGCTCGTGCGCGAGGACGGCAACGTCGCTCAGCCAGGACAGCTCGCCGGCCACCAGCGGGGGGTCGCCGGGCGACGCCTCGAACGGGGCGCCGTCGACGACCAGCTGCACTTCGCCGGAGTCCGTTAGCCGCGGAGAAAAGCGGCCGGTGGCCTTGAGCAGTTCGCAGATCAGAGGGGCCTCGGTCTCCCCAACGTCGAGCACCGCCTCGCCTGCGTCGTTCAGGGAGCGCGCGGCGAAGGCCTGAGGCTCGCTCGTTACGTAGATGACTGGCGGGTCTTGCTCGCGTCCCTGCAGAAGTTCGAGGCTTCCCGCCCGCTCCACTACCAGTTGAAGCGAAGCGGGCAGCGTACTGCGACTCTCCACGACGTCGGCCCATGCGCGGCGGACTTGGTCGCGCAGGTCGCGCCTTTCCGCGGCCGAAAGATCCGGGAGCACAGCAGCGAGCGACGCCAGCCGGCCGGGCGCACTAGACTGATCCGACCAGTCACGAAGACCGATCTTGGGGTCGAAGAGGATCGAGGGCAGCTCCTCGCGGGCGCCAGGCTCGGACTTGAACCGCGCCACGAAGCGCGGGGGATGCTGACGGGCCACCGTTGTGGACCAGCTGTCGCAAGGTCGTGCGAAGACGACTTCGTCAGAGCGGGCACTCGCTAGCCACCGGCCATGTTGTAGAAAGACGTACAAGGGCGTCGGAAGAATGACGGACTGATGCCCACGCCAAGTCCGGATGTCGAACTTGAAGTGCCTCTGCTCATGGGTTCTCAGATAGGCGACCAGTAGGTTCGAAAGCGCCTCCTTTGCGGAGTTCGGGAGGTGATCGTGCTCGAGCTGTCCCGGCACTCTCCACGCCTCGTCGTGCATGATGTACTCGGTCTGCGGGTAGTGCAGCTTGTGCACAGAGGCGTACTTGGTCCAGGTCTCGTCGAACCCTAGCTTGGGGTTGCCCACGCGGAGGAACGAGTTCCAGTAGCCGTTCGGCGTGGCCGCATGACGCAAGGTGGCAGCTACGGGTTCCAGTCCGTCCGGGACTCTGAGAATCTGCAAGAAGCGAATCCAGTCCTCGCGCCTATCGTCGGCACGTGCGCGCGGCCAGTTGGAGAAGGCGATCAGGAGGCGGTTGCGCTGCTCCTTACAGTCCAGGGAAACCGGTGCGGCCTCGTCGAAATACTGCTCGAGCGTTCGTCCGAGGGCGCTCCACGACGAGGACATTAGGGCGTCTTCGGCGCGCATCCAGCCGCCTAAGCACGGCACGCACAGATCGGCCTGACGAAGCGCGGTCTCGACTGACTTGTCGCCCGTGGCGAGCCAGACGCGAAAGGCCCACGTAAGGGCTTCCTGCCGCTGGTTGTCCGTTCCGGACTCCAGCGCCCCCTTGAGGGCCGCAAGTGCCTCGACGGGGTCGTAGTGTCGAAGGAGGCGCGCCTTCTCGAACTTGTTGATGACGTCTTCGGGGACCTCGACATGCTGGTTCAGAAACCGGAACTTGCGCGCAATGGCCGAAGGGGGGTTGGGAGGCCCCTGGGTGCGCCTGCCGCGCGTGCCCGTCATCCGCGCAAACACGGGCGGTGCGTCGTCCAGGCCGTCCGCAGTTGCAACGAGAAGCTTGTTGTTGTCGCCGAGTAGCACCTTCTTGCCCGCCAACGCGGCCAGGTCGATCTTCGACGCGACGAAGATTGAGAGCACGTCTTGGTAGAAGTCGCGCCAGGCCGATGCGACGGCCTTTTTCTTCTTCGACGAAAGATACTCCGCCGTCGCCTCGACCCACTCGCACAGCCGTTCCACGTGCAGTTCGAGCGGCATGGACACGGCGGATGCGAGCGCCCTGATCCGGGACAGCTGAGCGTCGGATACGCTGGCAAGGATATGGGCATTGGCGATCGACTCGAGCCGCGACGGTGTCATCTGCCTGGTCCGGACGTCCGGCCATGCGTAGAGCTTTCTCAGTGGCGCCCACTTGACGCCTGCGCTAGACGTAGCGGGCCAAATCGCGGCGTCTGTGATCGGCCGTCCGAGCGCCTTAAATGCTTCGACGATCGTCACTATTCTCGGACCCGACCAGGCGGCCATGTCGACAACAGCACTTGGCGGCACAGCTAAGCCCTCATCGACGATCGCAAGACAAGCCTTCGCCGCAGTGTCGGCCGCGGCTTCGATTAGCAGCTTGTTCAGCGGTAGGTCGGGCTTGATGGTGCGCCGGTCGATGTCCGCAAAGAACGGCGCGTCGATGTGGCCGGCCATCGGCGAGACTGCGTGGTCGTCCATCGGAAGAAAGTTGTACAGGCGCGGCAAGACTGCCTTATCCAGGCACACGGCGATCGAAACGACAGCGTCGCCCTTCCAGGTAAGCCAGCGCTTAAGTGGCGGCGCCGCCGGAATGCTCTTCGCGACTGCCTCGAGCACGGCGTCCTTATGTAGCGTCTGCCTGACAACGAGAAATGCGCTTCCGTCGCTCAGTGTGACGCGTTGCATTCGAATGCTCGACGTTGGGTCCCGCAAGAGCGGTTCAACCGCGCGGGACAGCGTCGCCTTTTCGACCTCGACCCCGGCTCGAACGATCGAGACCTCCAGCGACGCGAGGCGATCGAGAAAGAGCTGGACTGGCGCGGCCGCGTTGGTCAGCGCGGCCACCTGCTTCTCTGCCAGTTCGACCTCGCGCGACGAAGCCAGTGGCAGGCAGACGACCGTCGCGTACCCCAGCGAGGCGAGGCGGCGCACGTCGTCCGACTGCTCAGTAACGGCGACGGGGACGAGGTAGCGTGGAATGTCGGCAGCGACCTTAGCGGCCACCTCCGGAGAAGCACCAATCTCCTCCAAGAGCTCTGCGATCTCTTCGGTTGATGCGAACCGGAAGCAGTAGCCGTTGAACATGGGAGCCGGTATTTGCGCGCCAGCGGAAAAGATGTGGACGTCGTTGGTGAGCGCCTCGACGCTTCTAAAGCCGAGGCCCTTGTTTCCGATCCCTTCGCCGATTTCCTTATCGCTCGTTCCGATGTTGCGGATCGCCTCGAAGTTCGAGTCGGAGAAGGGGCGCCCCTTGTTGGCAACGAGCAGTAAGCCCGTGTCGTCGTTGGCGACCACCAAGTGAATGGCAACCTCGCCTTTCTCGCCGACGGCGTGCGCGTCGTGGGCGTTCTGAAGCAGCTCGAAAAGGACGCGGTCGCCGTACTGCGTACCGATGATCTCGTTCAGGCTCCTCAGGCTCTCGTACACCTTCAGGCCACGCCGCTGCCCGTCTAAAGCGTGCTCAAGCTGCGAGCGAGTGACGCTATCGATGAGCGCCGCGGCAGGTGTGAGCCTGCTCATCTTGTCGGCGAAGTCCTCATCGTCGTCCTCGACTTCCTCAACACCGACATAGCTGTCCGGGGCCAGCACATGGCCGTGCTCGACAATTTCGCTAAGCGGCACACTGCGGCAGAAGCCCGGCATATCCTCGTAAGCCAGCGCTGTCTCGCCGTCGGCTTTCCAAGCGAGGAGGGTATCGGCAACCGTATCCCCTTCCAACACCTGCAGCACGGCATCACCCCGGCCACATCCCTTGCGCAGTTGCCCTTGCGCCAGCAGTTCATCGCGGGCTGCTTGAAAGGCGGGCTCAGTCAAATCACTGATTTGGCTTTGCAGCGCGGCATACAGGGCCTGATTGCCGATGCTACTGCCATCCTCGGGGATGGCGGCCAGTAGGGCCTGGCAGAGGGCGGGGTGATCAACCATGCAATTCTCCGGTGTTACCCTTGGCATTGAGCAAGGGGCCATCAAAATGGGCAGTAAACATCCGACAAGCAGCCAAGGCCGCACAGGGTACGAGCGGCACGAGGAAGTGGCAACAAGGTGAGACGATGGATGCACATCATCGGAAAAAGCCAGCCTGTCAGTGAGATGGCAGGCAGTTTATACAAATGGGTCTATGACAACTATGACCGAGGCACCAAATTGGCTTGATTGTCGTGGCGCAGTGAATTTGGCCACCATCAGTTGGGGCGGCATTGGATCACTTCAGCGAGGGCTGTATCAGATCGCTTTTGTAAAGTGGACTGCGCCCGCCCCAATAGACGATCCTGCCTTAAAGTTGGACTGCCCCCGCCCCATCCAATGATTACTGCTGCGAGCGGTATTTTTCAAAATACTGGCCGGCCAACGTTTGTGCTTCGCTCAATACTGTTGGAGTCAACATAGAAGCTGTTAAGTCACGGGTCTTGACCGCGTCAGAATCACCATTGGCGGCCGCTACCGAACTCCAGACGTAAGCCAACTTGTAATCCTGCGCCACCCCTTGTCCATTGGCGTACATTATGCCGAGGTTGGCCTGCGAGGTAACATCCCCTTGCTCTGCTGCCTTGCGCCACCATACCACGGCCCGATCATAGTTCTGGGCCACCCCTTGCCCCCCCTTGTAGAACATCCAGCCAAGGCTGGCTTGCGCGGTGGCATCTCCTTCTTTGGCTGCTTTGGCTATCTTGCCTGCTTGGGTTGTCTTGGTTGCTTGGGTTGTCTTGGTTGCTTGGGCTGTCTTGGCCTCCTGCTCAGCGTGCATGGCTTCGATTTCACCTGCGCTAGGTATGTATTCATCAGCGTAAGCATCTTGATGCCTTCTTTTATAGGATTCCGTGTCACACCATGGCTCAAACCAAGATTTACCTGCGTAATACTTCGCCCATTTCTTCTCACAACTCTCAGCATGGAGAGTTGTTGAGATAAGCAGTGATGAAATCAGCAATACCCAAATTGTTTTATTCATCAACCACCCAATTAAATTGTAATTTCTTGCATGGTATCGCATTAGAGTGGCGTATTTATTTGAAGAGAACATGATTTTTTGGATTAAAACAGTGCCTAGCACGACTTGGCATCCTGCTTGACCGACTCCAAAATAATGCGAAACTCGTCCTGAAAATGCGCAGCGCATAACGCCTTTTAAGTTCAATCCCCCCCACATCACAACCGCAGGCGCCGAAGCACTCCTGCCACTGCGACATTTATGAGTCGAACAAGGGGCTATATGAGCAAGAGCTCATAGCCCTGCTCCTCTACTTCTTGATAGAACCATGACTGGAGAGCCTGAATTTCATCATTCGTTCGTTCTGCAGGCACCCGAGCAAGAAGATAGGCCATCCAGAGATCTTCAACCGAGGGTTTTGAGCCCCATTCCTTGGTCTGAACCACTAAAGAACCGATATCATGGATTCGGTTTGGTAGGCAAAAGCCATCTTGTCCCTTCACTCTCTCACCTCTTTGAGTGGCAACAGCCAACCTTCTTCCTTCAGCTGATCCGCCTGTCCGTTTACATCAACGACGCTTCCATCAGCCCCTATCACTCGGTTGGTCCAAGTAGCATGGTGAGCATCTGCTGCCACGGTAGCCTTGAGCATGGAGGCAATAGCTTGAGTACCATTGTCATGACCATAAAAATGCCGCGAAAGCGCCTTATAGCTGGTCAAGCTGCCTGCTGGCACCACCACCTTGAGGTGGGCCAACAGATCATTCCAGTTCACACTGCTCATAGCTTCCCTTGCAATGGCTTACCGAATCCCTTGAACAGTAGGTCCAGGATCAAACCCTGGATGATATTGGCCGCCTCGGGCCGAGAGAGGTAGTCCAGCGACATGCCGTTCTGGATATCCATCCGCTCGATCACGGCCGCATCAACCGCCTTGGGATAGTCACCCAGCATGATGGCGTCACGGGGATTATTTCGCACCTGATCCATCAAGGGCTGGTTTTCCGCAATCTTGCTGGCCATCCCCTGTAGCCAATCCAGCTTGTCCCCATCAGTCACCTCTGTACCAAACAGATCGTTCAACTGCTCCAGGATGTGAGAGAGGAAGTCTTTCTTCTCCTCTTTGGCTTTGGCACTGCCGAGCGCCGAAATGCCCTGCAAGCCATAACCGGCAGCATCCTCTTTGAGCTTGAGATCCTGAGTTCGCTTGGCCTTGAGGTTGTAATGGCTCAGCAACACCTGGGAGAGGTCAATTTCGTCCTCCTCCAGTACCTCCTGACGCAGCATCGGCAGCAGGTGGCGGGCGAACACGCAGAGCCGCTCCAATGATTCGTCATCAAAGGCGGTGATCTGGGAGACAAACTCATAGAACCGCACATAGCTGTTGAGATCTTTCTTGAAGAGATCCAGCTCGCCCCGGGCTTCGGTCGCTTCTTTGACCCGCCGTTCGGCATTTACCTTGTCAGTTGCAGATCCCCCCTCCCGTTCGATGCGTTTGAGCATCTGGCGACACTCCCTCACAGCTTCACTGGCCAGCTTGTAACGCTTGGTGAACCGCTCGACAGCCGGTTTGATATAACCGGGCAAGGCTTCGGCCCCACGCTTGGGATCGAAATAGGCATCACTAAACGCCTCCACCTCGCTCCAGGTAAAGATACCCGTCGCTTTCAGCTTGTGGAACAGGTCATAGACCAGATTGGGATCGGATACGGTATCGAGGGTGGCTGTCTCAAAATATTTTTGGAACTCCTCCAGCACATCCTGCGGATCATTCACAAAATCGAGCACAAAGGTGCTCTCCTTACCGGGATAGGTGCGGTTGAGGCGAGAAAGGGTCTGGATGCAATCCACTCCTGTCAGCTTCTTGTCCACATACATGGCACACAGCTTGGGCTGATCGAAACCGGTCTGAAACTTGTTGGCCACCAGCATCACCTGATAGTCCTGGGTATCGAATGCCTTACGCATATCCCGCCCATTAAGCTCGGGGTTCATGTTCCGCTCGTTAAAGCTCTGCCCTTCCTCTTCGATGTCGCCAGAGAACGCCACCATGGCACGAATAGCACCATAGCCTTGCTCTGTTACATACTTATCGAACGCCAGCTTGTAGCGAACAGCCTCCAGCCGGCTCGACGTCACAACCATTGCCTTGGCCTGCCCTCCCAGGAGATTGGCCACGTTGGTGCGGAAATGCTCAACGATGATCGCCACTTTCTGGCCGATATTGTGCGGGTGTAGCCGCACCCACTTGGATAGCCGGATGCGAGCCTTCTTGGCATCCACTTCCTTATCCGCCTCTTCTGCCTTCATGGCGAGTTTGTAGGCAAGCGAATAGTTGGTGTAGTTCTTCAGCACGTCGAGGATAAAACCCTCCTCGATCGCCTGACGCATGGAGTAAACATGAAATGGCTTGGGCTTGTTATCCGGGCCAAGCGGCATCGCCGGGTTCGCTGGGCGGCCAAACAGCTCCAGCGTTTTACCCTTCGGGGTTGCCGTAAAGGCGAAATAGCTGATGTTCTGGCTGCCGCCACGAGCGGCCAGCGTCATGTTCATCACATCTTCGCCACTGAGTTCCTCTTCCCCATCCAGCTGCTCGGCCATCAATACTTCACGCAACTGACGCGCCGTGCTGCCGGTCTGGCTTGAATGCGCCTCATCGGCAACCACCGCAAAGCGAGAGCCTTTCAGCGTGGTCGACTCCTGAATAGCCTTGAGCACATGAGGGAAGGTTTGAATGGTGACGATGATGATGGGCGTGCCACTGGCAAGTGCCTCGGTCAGTTGTGCCGACTTGCTGCCATCTCCCTCTTCCCGGTTGATGCGGCTAACCACCCCATCTGCATGGTCAAACTGGGCAATGGTCTCTTGCAACTGGCTGTCGAGCACCGTTCTATCGGTAATCACTATCACCGAATTGAACAGCTTCTCCCCTTTATCCAGGTAGAGCGAGGCCAGCTGATGAGTCAGCCAGGCAATCGAGTTGGATTTGCCAGACCCTGCCGAGTGCTGGATCAGGTACTTCTGACCAGCCCCCTCTTGCCCCACCGTGGCCAACAGATTCTGAACCACTTTCCACTGGTGATAGCGAGGGAAGATCATCGTCTCTTTCTTCTTCTGCCGCCCCAGCTCATCCTCTTCCACCTTGACCTCAAGGTGCAGATAGCGGCTCAGTATCCGCAGGAAGTTATCCGGCTGCAGGATCTCTTGCCACAGATACCCAGTGGCGATGCCCTCTTCTCCATTCACTGACAAGGGCTGATCATTGCCCGCCCCACCCTCATGGGTGCCCTGATTGAATGGCAGGAAGAAAGTCGAGTCGCCCGCCAACTTGGTGGTCATCGCCACTTCGAACTGATTCACTGCAAAGTGCACCAGCGCCCCGCGGCGAAAACTCAGCAGTGGTTCATCACGCCCATTGGTCTTGGGCAAGCGATCTTCGCGATACTGCTTCTTGGCATTCTCCAGCGACTGCTTGAAGCAAGATTTGAGTTCCAGTGTCGCTACCGGGATGCCGTTCAAAAAGAGGGTCAGATCGATACGGCCATCATAGCCATGGGGGCTATAGACCAACTCGGGTACCACCCGTAACCGGTTGGCTTGATAACGAGCCAGCAACTCGGGATTCAAGTCATGATCCGGCTTGAAGCTGGCCACCTTGAGTCGATGGCCGCGATCTTCAATCTGATTACGCAGCAGCCACAGAGTTCCCCCTTCACTGCGTTTCAACTGGCGCACTGCACCATCCAGCAGATGACGTTCTGGTTGCTCGCCATAGGTCTTGCAGAACTTCTGCCACCCCTCAGGCTGGCTCTGTTGCACAAAGGCGATCAAATCTTCCGGGTAGAGAGCTCGCTCTTTGTCGTAATGAGCCGACTCACCCACCAGCCAACCCGAAGCGGCCAGCTGCGCGATGATATGGTCCTGAAAGGCTTTTTCCCGTGCTTTGTTGTCCATACGAATCAATTCTCCAGATAGGAACGCTCAATCAGGGCGATCACCTTCTCCCAGTCTTGCTGGTGACGAATGGTCAGCTCTAGATCACCGGTTCCCCAGTGGCCCTTGTTGCGGGCATCGACAATCCTCCCCTCCGCTAGCTCGACGGTATCGGGGTCAAGATTGAGGTAGAGCTTGAGGTGAGGGTTTTGCTGGGTGGAGGCAATCACCACGCAAACAAAGTTGCGGATCTTCTTGAAGGCCGTGTAGAGCTTGAGCTCCTTGCGTTGCACCTCGTCACCCAGCGCCTCAATAAAATCGCATACTGACTCGTGGAGGGTATGCAGCGATGGACTGGCGGCAGCCAGACGCTCAGCATTGGTACGGACATGACCATTGGAGGCTTGGAATGGTTCACTCACAGGTGTCGATGGCGGCAGCCCAAGCTCAGTCGGGGTGGAGGGTTTATTGATCTGGCTGGTAACCGCATTGACCAACTCCAGCATCAGCAGATCATCGCCAAACAACTTGTAGCGGATCAGCTCGACATTGCGGTTGATCTGCTGCACGGCGTGCAAGTCATAGCGGGTGAAGTCACCGGCTATGCAGAGCAGGCGGGTACCGGACCACTCGATGCTATCGGCCACCTCTTTCCCCAGCGCCTCCATCACCAGCCAGCGGAACTCTGCCTGATGGTCGAGCAACCAGTCCAGATAGAAGAGGCCCTGATTGATGACATTTTCGTTACTGTAACGCTTGTACTCGATGATCACCGGACAGCCATTCTCATCGATCCCGAGAGAATCGATCCGTCCCTTGTGGGTCTTGCCGGTAGTGTATTCGCTGGCCAAGAAGCGAACCCCGAGAAAGGCGGACATCTGCTGCTCGATCATTGTCTGCAACAGCTTTTCCACCATGGCGGCCTTGCCTTCCAGTTCGCTCACCCCGTGCTGACCATAACGGAACAGTTTGATATCGCTCATGCCACCACCTCTTCGGTAGGCTGAGCCCAACCACGCAGATCGATCTTGCCGGTCACGGCGGCGGAAATCAGAACGGTGCGGCGTTCTTGCAAGAGGCAGATTTTTTCTTCCGCTTTCTGCAAGACATTTTTAAGAATGCTCAATTTACTAAATGCCCAAGTAATGATTTCTTTCTGTTCATCTATCTTGGGGAAACCAGCTGTTAATGAGCGAACATCATCCATGCCAATGGTCTTGATAGTTGCCCCAAATGTGTATCTTTCGAACTCCAACTCCATAGCATAAAAAACTAACAATAAAAACTCAGGGATAACTTTCTTTTCGTTACAGATCCAAGCAATTAAATGCTGCGATACTGCCATTGGTATTGTAGTAATCGCAGCCAACCCGATAGAAGCATCTCTCGTGAATACAACCGCTCGTTCTGGCAATAAATGTGCAGAAGAGTTTGCCATTCCAAGTTCATTAATCTTATAAAATGTGTCAGAAATGTAATCAACAACCTTTAATGTTTTCGAGTCGTTCAATGATACCCAAGGAATATTACAATCAATCCAATACGCCTCCACTTGGCGGCTTGGTGTATGACCACTTTCAATTTTTGCATAGTTTTTAATCCTTGATACAACCCAATGTTTCGGCACTTGACCAAGCCACTCGATACCGGAGTCTTTCATAGGGGCATCAGGGTTGAGACCCTTGGTGACGGCGTGGGATATCACCGCCTGCCGCTTCTCTTTGAGCAGTTCGATTAGCCGCTGCTGCTGGGCAATCAGCCGATCAATCCGTGCGGTCTCGTAGTCGAGGAAGGCCACTATGTTGGAAAGTTCCTCGCCTTGAGGCAAGGCAAATATTGTCTTCTTTATATCCTCAAGTGAGAGGTGCTTAACTGTTGTGTAATAAGTTAAGTCGTTTACCACTTTGAGATTAAAGGGAAGCGTATAGAATAACAATGTCGTTAATTCATCCGAGTCAGCTCGAACACATGCGACTCGTTGATTTAGAGCTGCATTGCCCCCTTTCCATCGAGCAACATTGAACTCACCATCCATCCCAATCAGCACATCATTATTTTCAACAATAGCTTCTTGCGGTACATCACCGTCAAAATAAACTGCCGTAAGCTCAGTGTTAATATCACGAATTCTTATCAATGGTACACCAACGTCAGGACTAAATCTCCGAGAATCAAAAGGATATCCCCCAAAGACAACGGCTACATCTTTAACTCGAGAAAGTACCCAATGCTCTGGCACATCCCCCAACCACTCCACTCCGGAATCCTTATATTCAGGATAGGGTTGATATTTTCCTGTCAGCCCTTGCTGAGCAGTAGCAACGACTTCGCTCATGAGTGCACCTCCGCCAGCAGTTGCATAATCTCCTTGGCTACCGCGTCCAGATCAGCGTCGATAGCTGCCAGCTCGCGGGGCGGCTGGTACTGGTAGAAGTGGCGGTTAAAGGGGATCTCGTAGCCAACGATGCCTACCTGACCATCGAGCGGGTCGGTTTTGCTGGTATCGATCCAAGCATCCGGCACATGGGGCAGCACCTCACGCTGCAGATATTCGTAAATGTCTTCCCCCAGCGGCACATTTTCGTTATCCCGCAGATCCGGGTTGGCTTCAGGCTCGCCTTTGCTTTTACACACTTCTGCGGCGTCATCCTGCTCAGCTAGATGGCTCACCAACAGCTTGAAGGCCGGGGCTGGCAGCTTGACCTCCCCCAGCAACTTGGTCAGTTGCTTTTTGAATTTGTCGCGAGAGAGCAGTTTGACCTCAGAGAACTGGCCCAGGGCAGTCAGGATGGCGGACTGCAAAGTGCCATCGAGCTTGGCCCACCCTTTATCGGCAGTGAGGCTGGCAAGGCGCTCGGCATCCTGCGGATAGAACGCCAGTTTCAGCGGTCGCTCGATAGTCAGACGGCGATAGCCAAAGGCAGTGGTGGGGAAGATCTTGGCGATCGGGCTCTCTTCGTAGCGACTATAGAGGCTGACAATCTCGCTCAAAGCCTCATCACTCAGCTGCTTGCGCTTGGACCCCAACGATTTACGCATCGGGCTGTGCAGGTCACTGGCATTGATCAGCAGCACCTTGCCCTTACGCTCGGCCGGTTTGTGGTTCGACAGCACCCAGATATAGGTGGCAATGCCGGTGTTGTAGAACATATCGGTGGGCAGGGCCACCAGCGCATCCAGCAGGTCGTGCTCGAGGATATAACGACGGATCTCGCTCTCGCCACTGCCCGCCCCACCGGTAAAGAGTGGTGAACCGTTGAGGATAATCCCGATCTTGGAGCCCACACACTCGGCCGTGGGTTGTTGCATCTTGGCGATAAGGTGCATCAAAAACAGCAAGGAGCCATCAGATACCCGTGGCAAGCCGGGGCCAAAACGGCCGTTAAAGCCCAGCTTGGTCGCTTCATCCCGCACCTGCTTTTCGACCTTTTTCCAGTCCACCCCGAATGGCGGGTTAGAGAGGCAGTAATCGAAGGCCTTGTAGGGCAACTGGTCATCGGAGAGGGTATTGCCCAGCTTGATGTTGCTGATCTCCTGCCCCTTGATCAGCATGTCGGCCTTGCAGATGGCGTAGGACTCGGGGTTGAGCTCCTGACCGAAGATGGCCAGCCGTGCGGCGGGGTTCAGCTCGTGCAGATACTCCATGCCGCAAGAGAGAAAGCCACCAGTACCCGCGGTGGGGTCATAGATGGAACGCACAATGCCCGGCTTACCGAGAGCCTCGTCATCACCGGCAAACACCAGGGAGGTGGTGAGCCGCACGATATCGCGAGGGGTAAAGTGCTCACCGGCTGTCTCGTTGGAGCTTTCCGCAAAACGGCGGATCAGCTCTTCAAACACCAGACCCATGTGGTAGTTGTCCACCGCTTCCGGGGAGAGATCCACGTTTGCAAAGGAGCGAACCACCTTGTAGAGCAGGTCGGCATCTTCCAGCAGGTTGATGCTGGCATCGAAGTTGAAGTGCTCGAAGATCTCACGAGCATCCTTGGAGAAAGCCCGCACGTAGGCATCCAGGTTATCACCCACATGGGTTTCACCCAGCTTGGCCAGTTCCAGCTGAGAACTGTTGTAGAAGGCGTGGCCGCTGGCATTGAGCAGCAGCTTCTCTTTGGCCAGCTCCGGCATGGCTTTGGTGGTATCTACCATGGCCAGCACCTGGGCCTTGCTCGGTGCCAGCACACACTCAAGACGACGCAGCACGGTAAAGGGCAGGATGATGCGGCCATACTGGGATTGTTTGAAATCACCGCGTAGCAGGTCGGCAACCGACCAGATAAGGCTTGCCAGGGAAGAGATATTGGTGGTCATTGGGATTCTCAAAATTCGGGGAACTGCCGAGGCATATTCAGGACCAAACGGAAATGCGGGCAGTTTACCACAGGGGGCTGGCCATGGACGTGACCCTAACTGTTATCCTAAGCCCCTTTTCCCTCTCTGGGCCACTGGACCGATGGCCTCGTCGTCTTTTCAGGCTGGTCTGCCGATCCTGAGCTGACGCCTTGCCCCTTGCGGTGGAGCTCCTGCAGCCCTGCCCACGCGATAAACTGGTGGCGTTCCACTTCTGAGTAACCGTTTCTGGCCATGGTCTCTTTGACTCCCTTCCTGATGATTGGCCAACCAGTTAAAAAGCTGGGAGAGCTTCTGCAGGTACTTGTTGATAGTGGTCGAGCTCTTGCCAGAGTTCAGCAGCCCATCCTTGCACTTAATCACCTCCACTTTCCCATATTCGTCCGCCGGTCTATCCCCCACCGCTTCGATAAAGGAGCCGAGATAGTTCTTCTAGTTGCTGATCTCTTTCGGTGTCCAGGAGAGGGCCTTCTGTTTCAGATAGCGGTCACTCAGGGCCGAGAGGAGTGGTGCAAGCGGTTTGACCACCGGTGTTATCGGCTTGACCAGAGACTGCTACAGACCAGTCTCTGGCGGTTCTACATACTTACCAAAGCTGCCTCCGACACACTGCTCGCGATAGCAGTAACCATGCAGACTAAGTGCTTTCGACTCAAGGAGGCAATATTTACAAACCTTGGGGTCCCTCCTCCACCGGACCGATCACAGAATGCGTTGTTTGTAATCGGGTAACCAGTTGGTCTACAGCCCGTTGAATTGCACCTTCATCCAAACGCCTACGTTCAATGGCTTGCTTGTGCTTATTTTCCATCCGCTCCCAGATGACATCATTCCGCTGTTTGCGATCCACCATCAGACTATCATCCAGTTTTTATTACCATCATTAATTTTTACTGATATAACATTGGGATATGGGCAGACATATCTAAATGCTTTGTTAAATATCTCTGAATCATTAGATACATCCCCATACTGGTCTGATAAAAAATAAAACCCCAGAAGACCTGAACCATCAGACACCTCTTCACACATCATAATAGGAGTGATTTTTATATATTTTTGTTCAACATTTGCTTCGCTTACATCCTCTGTAATATATAACTCTCCACAAACAAGAGGACACAAACTGTCGATAGTATCTGTCTTACAAGGATTTAGAGCCAAACCTTTTGCGACTTCTACATCACAGGAGTAAAAAACACCATTGAATTGCATTTTTCCTACACGAACAAGGCGAGTTGACTCAAAAAAGTCTCTATATATAGATACAACATCAGACATTATCTTTTCACATATTGACAATGTCTCTCTAGCAATTTTTTCTGATGGAAGTCCACGATGAGCAATATCGTTCCTAAGATTTGTTGCTCTCTTAAGCACACCTACAGAATCATCTGAAACAACAACATGAAAAATAGAGTCTAACTCTACTTTGTTTTTTAGAAGCTGCTCAAAGACATTATATGGGAAGGCCATACTAATTGATTTCTGCCTTTTGAATCTTTGGCAAAATTCATATAACGCCTTCTCATTCGATCCAGTAACAATAGATAGAAAATAATAGGAGAGGAACTCAAAAAACTTGATGTACGCCTCACATTTTTCATGGGTCGTATTTTTTGACTCAACAATAATCCATAAGATTGCCAATGGTGTTGGAAGAAGGGATGAAAATTCATCATTAAATCTATTCGATAAGTTATTATATATAGCCAGCTCATCTTTGGCTGATCTTAGATCGACAAAAATACTCCTCTTCACCATAGATATCTTATTTAGTAAAAGATTGCATTGTTTGTATAGATCTAATGACTCAACTTGGTCCTTTAGTGATGGAATAGATAGCAACAAATTATACCAAGAATCAAATGAAATCGATGTAGAATAACTATGCCTCGCACCTTCAGATAACCAAACAATACCATCAACTGATTTTATATACGTATTATAATAGTCTACATCCAGTTTTTCCCTATCTACTGAGAATCGAGTTGGAATATATTCTTTATCCTCACAAGGAACAATTTCACCTCTAGGAGACAGCATATATTCACCTGATTTATTCTTTGTTATAAGCCTTTTAATCTTATATTTTTTAATATCAGTTCCATACTCCTTTCCACTTGTATGAAAATAAACATTGAAGTTTATTGCATAACCGACTGCTCCAACTTTACCATCACGGGGATCTGTCTTTTCCTGATCGAGCCAAGCATCTGGAGCATATGGCAGCACCTCTCGCTTGAGATACTCATCAATGTCCTCCCCCAACGGCACATTCTCGTTATCCCGCAGATCCGGGTTAGCTTCCGGTTCACCTTTGGTTTTACACACTTCGGCGGCGTCGTCCTGCTCAGCTAGATGGTTCACCAGCAGCTTAAAGGCCGGGGCAGGCAGCTTGACCTCTCCCAGCAGCTTGGTCAGCTGCTGTTTGAACTTGTCGCGGGAGAGCAACTTGGCCTCAGAGAACTGGCCCAGGGCAGTCAGGATGGCGGATTGCAAGGTGCCATCGAGCTTGGCCCACCCCTTGTCGGCAGTGAGCCTGGCAAGGCGCTCGGCATCCTGCGGGTAGAAAGCCAGTTTCAGCGGCCGCTCGATGGTCAGACGGCGATAGCCAAAGGCAGTGGTAGGGAAGATCTTGGCGATCGGGCTCTCTTCGTAGCGGCTATAGAGGCTGACAATCTCGCTTAACGCCTCATCGCTCAGCTGCTTGCGCTTGGACCCCAGCGATTTACGCATAGGGCTGTGCAGGTCGCTGGCGTTGATCAGCAGCACCTTGCCCTTGCGCTCGACCGGTTTGTGGTTGGAGAGCACACAGATATAGGTGGCAATGCCGGTGTTGTAGAACATATCGGTGGGCAAGGCCACCAGGGCATCCAGCAGGTCGTGCTCAAGGATATAGCGGCGGATCTCGCTCTCGCCACTGCCAGCCCCACCGGTAAAGAGCGGTGAGCCGTTGAGGATAATCCCGATCTTGGAGCCCACACACTCGGCCGCGGGTTGCTGCATCTTGGAGATAAGGTGCATCAAAAACAGCAACGAGCCGTCAGATACCCGCGGCAAGCCGGGGCCAAAGCGGCCGTTAAAGCCCAGCTTGGTCGCTTCATCCCTCACCTGTTTTTCGACCTTTTTCCAGTCCACCCCGAATGGCGGGTTAGAGAGGCAGTAATCAAAGGTCTTGAAGGGCAACTGGTCATCAGACAGGGTATTGCCCAGTTTGATGTTGCTGATCTCCTGCCCCTTGATCAGCATGTCGGCCTTACAGATGGCGTAGGACTCTGGGTTGAGTTCCTGACCAAAGGTGGCCAGCCGTGCAGCAGGGTTCAGCTCGTGCAGATACTCCATGCCGCAAGAGAGAAAACCACCTGTCCCCGCAGTGGGGTCATAGATGGAACGCACAATGCCCGGCTTGCCGAGCGCTTCGTCATCACCAGAGAACACTAAGGATGTTGTAAGCCGCACAATATCACGGGGGGTAAAGTGTTCACCGGCGGTTTCGTTGGAGCTTTCCGCAAAGCGGCGGATCAGCTCTTCAAACACCAGACCCATGTGGTAGTTGTCTACCGCCTCGGGCGAGAGATCCACGTTGACAAAGGAGCGAACCACCTTGTAGAGCAGGTCGGCATCTTCCAGCAGGTTGATGCTGGCATCGAAGTTGAAGTGTTCGAAGATCTCACGGGCATCCTTGGAGAAGGCCCGCACATAGGCAGCCAGGTTATCACCCACATGGGTTTCACCCAGCTTGGCCAGTTCCAGCGGCGAACTGTTGTAGAAGGCGTGGCCGCTGGCATTGAGCAGCAGCTTCTCTTTGGCCTGCTCCGGCATGGCCTTGGTGGTATCCACCATGGCCAGCACCTGGGCCTTGCTCGGTGCCAGCACACACTCAAGACGACGCAGCACGGTAAAGGGCAGGATGATGCGGCCATACTGGGACTGTTTGAAATCACCGCGAAGCAGGTCGGCAACCGACCAGATCAGGCTAGCCAGGGAAGATATATTGGTGGTCATCGGGATTCTCAAAATACGGGGAACTGCCGAGGCATATTCAGGGCCAAACGGAAATGCGGGCAGTTTACCACAAGGGGCATGGTGTTTTCGTGAGCTAGGCAGTTTGATGAACCAATACCGCCCTTGCTCCCTCACTGTCATCAATCGTCCGCTTTCGATACAGCGAGGCTCAAGGGCACTCTGCAAATGATCACTCGTAACAGGACAAAGGATTTTTCATTTTTGGGGGGCGGTCGAAGAGGCGTGTGCGATCACCCCTACCAGCAATCCCTTGCCAGGACTGGGCTTGCGGTGAATCAGGGGACTGGTGACCACAAAAAACGATCCTGGCCAGCCAGAACAGGGATCGCCGATAGTAGAGAAAAAGGATCGTTATGCAAAACGATCACTTTTAATAAAAACCTTTATTTTACTGTGCGTTATCACGGTTTGTGACGCGAGTAAGCGATCCTGTTTTTGCACCAGAACCGCTCAGCCAAAAGTGATCATTTTACCGCATGTGGGGGCGTAAGCAGGGCTGTAGCCCGCATTATCATTGGGTTATGCCACCCATATGCTAATACAGGGCAATCATGATCGCCTGTAACACAAAAAGTGATCATTTTAGGGATGATCACTCCGGGATTATTTCCAACTCCCAACCCCATTGCTCATTTGGTGAGCCCCTAGGATATGAGGCGAAACGCCAGCCCAATTGCTTCAGCACTGCGTTCAAGCGACGGAACACCATCCTGTGATTTGAATGGTTCAGGTTGTAGAAGTGAGTCATCTCCTCACAGGTCACGCCGGGGTCTGTTGCGACGACCAGAATGTAGGGGTGGTGCCGGTGCCACGCCATTGCCACAACCAGAGCAGCCAAGTGATTAATCGGTCCCAGGTTGGATATGGCATGGTCTCGCTCTGCTCGTTCCATCAATCTACGGTTAGACTGCCCGACATTCCGAGCCCAGGCATTACGATACTGAAAAATGTCATCGACTCCCGGCGCTGATTTGCACAATCGTGTTAGCTGCTTGTGTTGGCGCTCTGCGCGTTTTTGCTCCTTTAGCCGCTGCTTTTCCTCTTTCGCTATCTCTTTGGCATACATCTTCAGAACTTCGTCGATCATTCGCTTCTGCTTCACGTTGGGCTTGGTGGATCATCATTGGCGTGGCCCGCTAATCCCCCTGAATTGTTTTGCCGCTTTTTGCGCCTACCCAGCCTACCTCCCTTGCAGGCCTTACCCAGACTGACTTGAGGCGTGTAGGGTTCAACATTCATTCCCTACCCATACCCTACCCCGGCAGCAAGATCCCATCCGTTTGGTTAATCAGAACAGCGTAGATTTGCAACCAAGCCAAATCAGCATGACGGTAGGGATAAAGATGACCAGTAGGGCTTGGGTAGGGTTAGAGAATACTCACCCTACCTCTTTATATCCCTTGCCTGGCAAGGCTTTCAGCTGTGCTAGGTAGGGAGGGTAGGGTTTGTAGATGAAAGTCCTACGTATCCTCAGGTACAGCGGCCAAGCTCATCATTCTGTCATCACTATGCCGTCATTACTGATCGGCATAGACAGCTTGGGGTAAGAACATCTCCGCTACCTCGGTCAACATAATGTTGGTTTGCGATTTGCCCTTGATCACCCGACTGCAGTATTGGCGGCCATACTCTTTGGCTGCTGCCTTGAGCGCACGGCTAAAACCTTGAACTGATAGCGGGCGCCCCAGGCCGTGGTACTCCATGAAGGCAAGGTAGGCATGATAGAGATAGCGCCGGGGTTCCCGCTTGATCTCCGGGTTACCCCCCATCATCAATCCCTTGGGTTCATCCAGAAAGAGCACCATCCCGCAAAGGTCGATCACGGGGTCAGTGGCTCGCTTGATGGTCAAGGCATCATCAGAGTTACGCTGTTCCAGCAATAAGTGACGGGCATGCTCAGGTTCAGCGAACTGAGTTAACAGATGGCGGATCACCACCGGCAACTCGGCGGCAATCTTGTCGCCAAGCAACGGGTCTTTATCCGCTTCGGCCACAACCCGGTCAAAGGGAAAGATCACCCTGCGTCGGGATATTCCCCCATTGCGTTCAGTAATGACCATAGGTTCGTTATTGGTGGCCAGCACAACAGCCTGGATGACAGTGGCAAATTGTTTCTCATACTTCCCATCGATCTCGACCAGATCTCCCCCGGTAATGGCCTTGATACCACTGCCATCACCGATGTATTTGGGCTGATCAGGCAGCACAATCAGCCGTTTATCGACAAACTGGTAGCGACTTTTAGCGTGATCCAGTGAGGCCATGTTGCCGGAGCCAGTGTTCCGTTTTCCACCAGCTAACAGGATTGCCACATTGGCAAAGATGCTCTTGCCGCTGCCCCCCTCACCGGTCACCTCAAGGAATAGCTGCCAGTCATAACGGTTTGCCAGCACCATATATAGGGCTGCATTGATGCGAGCCATCTTGGCGGCGTTGTTATCGACAGCGTGACATAACCACCTAGTGAAGTTGGGGGCATCCCGATCGAGACATTCATCAACGAGTGGTGGAGCATAGTTGATGCCGTTGTGCGTGAGCAGCCCATCGCAGGGTGAATGTGGCCGAAACTGGCGAGTTGCCATGTCATAAACCCCATTAGCAAAGCCGATCAGCTCTTTGGTTGGCTGGCCCATGCTTGGGATCATCAGCTTCATCGTGGAAACTGTGGCGGCAATACCTTTGTCACTGAACGGAACTCCATGCTCGGTAAAGATGGCAGCCATTTCGCGGCGCAGTTCGGTATCTGTCCATGGTGTCCATAGGCTACCGTCATAGCGATAGACACGCTCGGCCTCAAGGCTGATAGCAACTTGCCCCAATCGTTCGACCAGTAGTGCAGCACGCTGACTAGCACTCATCTTGTCGATCATGGTGGCTGGTGGCTCATGCCCCCGTTGGAGCTGGTTCACCTCGATCTTCCTGGATTCCTCTCCCTTCTGGCTGGCGCTTTGGCTTTGACTGGTCGCCAGTCTGGTGCTGGCGCTCATGATGGCCTCTTGTGTCTTGCTCAGCCCATGAGCTTGGTGGTAATCGTTCCAATCCCCGGCCTCTGGTGGAAATATTGCACACCCGCCCACGGCCAGTGCGGCTTGCTCAGTCTGGTGCTTGGTAGAGGCATTACGCTGGCCTGTTGCACTATCCAAGTCGTGATCACCACAGATGATGATTTCGGCGTCTGGGTACTGGCTTCTGGCAATCTCAGCCACGTTTATCAGATTGTTGGCAGTCATCGCGCAATAGACTGTTGCCCCTGTCGCCTGCTGGACTGATAGACCGGTGGCGTAGCCTTCCACCACTGCCACCAGCGCCCCACCATCCATGCGATGATATACACCAGCCTTGCGGCCACCACCCAAGGTGTGTTTCAAACCATCTTCGTTGCGAATTAGCTCCACGTTCACCAGATTCCCTGCACCATCGAGCAAGGGAACAATCACGCTACCAACAGGGAACACCTCACCGTTTATCGTTTCTTTGTTACCGCTGATCGCGCTCTGGTGTTCCGCAAGACCTTTTCTTGATAGGTAGGCGCTACCACAACCACGCGAATGAGCATTCATGATGCGGCAGGCGCGTGCAGCAGCTTTCCTGTGGCCATCTTCCCGCTTTCGGGTTTCCTCTTTGGCCTTGGCCTGTTGTTGCTGGTGGATACGCCCCCGTTCGACAGGATCTAGCCCACCGGCAGCCAACCCCAACATAGGCGCTATCAACTCGGCTGCCTCCATGGGGCTCTTGCTCATCACCCGGCATACCAGATCCAACCCATCCCCAGCACCGCACTGGCTACAGATGAAAGTCCCTCGCCCTTCCTTGTCATCGAGTCGAAAGCGATCTTTGCCGCCACAGGCAGGACAGGGGCCATGCTTGCCATGACGAGGAATATCTAGACCAAGGCACGCCAGCAAATCGGGCCAGAGCCCTACAGTAGCGGCGGCTACATCAGAAACAAACCTTACAGTGCTCATTCCTCGCCCCCAACCAGAGCGGCTACCAGCTCATTGAATGCCCGCTCGTCTAAGCCTGCCTTCATTTGGCGAGCATAGGGGCGAGTTACAACAGCAGCGGCCCCTTGGCTTTGCTCTATAAAAACGGATCTCGCTTTTCGGCTGGTGAAGGCACTCAATACTCCGACACGGGAGCGTTTGCCGGTTCTGGGATTGGGTGGTCCATAGAAGGTTTCAGTCTGGCTATCAGCGGCCCATGCAAAATAGATCATCGCTTGCCCTCCGAATCAGAAGAAAGAGCATGGATCTCGGCCAGCAAGCCTTGATGACCTTTATGGATTAATAAGTGAACTTTCATGTTAAAATTACCTCGCACTCACTGGCTCCTTGGTCGCCAAACTGTCAGAGTCAGTGAGTAATCCGAAATGCCCTTACTGTCGCAGGTAAGGGCTTTTTTCATGTTTTCCCCATGGGTTTGCACACCATGTTTGCCTATATCCGATAACAGATGGGTTCCCTGCGGTTTAATCATCCGTCGGGTGTTGTTCAGGCAGTCCACCAGCCATCCACAAGCCGAAGAGTTTGGTATTCACAAACATCCGCTTACCGACAATTCGGCAGCAACGTTCCAAGCCGGGCTTCTCGGCTCGCTTCCAAAACATGGCCTTCAGTGTGGGATAGTTAAATTGGGGGTAGTGCTTGGGGATTTCGGTCACAGGTAGCCAGTTGTTGAGATCTTGGCTGATTGCGATGAGGTTGAGGTCTTGCATATAGCAGATGCTCCCTTTCAAGTTGCTCTTGGTGTTCTGCGGTTTGGTCAGGGAGCATTTAATCAAACTTGGGGAGGGGCGTAAGGCTCAATAATTGCCCCTTATTTCTGCCCCCTCATAGATCTCGTCTGTAACTACAGTCTGAACGCCAAACATAGAATCCAGCACTCAAGCATCCAATATTGGGCAGAGGTTGTACTTCACATTGGAAACTTCCACCTTCCATTCCTAAAGCTTTTTACCTTCCTTGCAGCTGAATACACACTACATGGCTCAACACCCCAGCCAACCGCCAACAGTTTGAGCCAGAACGATTCGACATCCATCTTTGAGCAAGGTATCCCTGCCTCTGTGAGTTCCTGCATTGCCGCAGATACTCGATATACAAGGCCGCATCTTTCAACCTCTCCTTAAAAAACAACTGACGGCTCACATCTAGTGCAATCGTTTTGTACTTGCCCTGTATATCTCTCAACTCGGTAATAAGCCCGCATCCTCTACCATCAGCCACATCAAGGGCCCCCATTTTTTCAATCTGGTAAGAGAGTTCCAATACGCGCTTCTGCAAATAAGATAGAGCAATCTCTCCCTCTGTTTGAGAAGATGGTCGCTTGGGGCCTCTTCGGTCTTTATAACCATCATTCCAAGACAAAAGAGCACCATCTGACGCAATCATAGGGTTATCGAGAACCAAAGGTATGACGACTATCATCATAAAATCGTCATCTATCTGTTCAACACTCTTTACCCGCCAAGCCTTACAACTACGTACCTGATCCCTAAGTTCAAATGCAGCCATCGCATTTTCTGATATAAATTTCCTAGCCGGACTTTCTAACCCTAAGCGAGCCCAGCAATCTGGTTTCATTGACACATCCATCTCGTTCAAAAATCGTTCAGTCGTCCAACTCACTTGATCTATCCACCGTATCAAATCTTCATATTTTCAAGCTGATTTATGAGCATTTCGAAAATAGCTTGCTGACATTAATTGGCGATAATGTTGCCAAATACACGTTCAGTTAACTGCGCTTTATGTGCATTACACAAATGAGAATACCGCTGGGTCATAGTGATCGACTTATGCCCTAACACCTCTGCGATCTCCAGAATGCTGGCACCATTCATCGCCAACAAGCTGGCACAGCTATGTCGAAGGTCATGAAAATGGAAATCAGAGAGTAATGCTGCTTTCTTGGCTGCCTGCCAATGGTAATCAAACTCGGTAAACGGTCGATTGAGGCCAGAGGGGTGAGGGAAAACAAAGCTGGCACCAATCTCGCGAAACCCGGAAAGTTCAGTAAGCAAGTCAGCTGTCAGAGACAGAACCCTCTGACTACCATTCTTGGTCACCGCCAAGTGAGCTGTTCGCGTGTTGAAGTTGATGTCTGACCATTTGAGGCCTATCAGCTCGCCCCTCCTCGCTCCAGTGGTCAACGCCATATGAACCAGCATATGAAGTCGCTCCCACTTGCTCGACTTGGTGGCCTTCATCAATCGAGCCAGTTCATCTGTAGACAAGAAGCGTGTACGGGCATTGTCTTCCCGCTTCTGTTTCACTTCCAGGCAAGGGTTCACCTTGAGGTCATAGCGATCGCACATATAGGCAAAAACCGCTGACAACGCTGCTTTGTAGCGGTTCAGGGTCGCAGGTGCTTTCCCCTCTGCTTCCAGAATCGAGATAGCGTTTTTGATCCGCTGGCGATTTACCTTGTTCAACGTCTTGTCGCCGAGATGTTCAGCCCACCAGCCCAGACGCTGTGGTACAGATTTGTCCCGTCCCTTGTGCTGTTCAAGGTACTCATGGATAGCTTGTTGAATGGTGGTGCTGGTGAGGGTGACGTTGGTTAAGGCATCTGCCAGCTCGTCAGATACAGTGATCTGAGCTAGGAACTGCTCTGCGTCTTTTTTGCGGGTAAAAACTTTGGATACACGGTTGCCGTTACGCATGAACTGAACGCGATAGGACTTGCCGGTTTTTCGAGTGAGAACTTGGATGCTTGCCATTGGTTGAAACCTCTTGCACATATTTGCACATGAATGAGAGTTATCAACCGCAGAAACTTTGAGCAGGAGCGCCTCTTAGCGCTGTAACCTGTTGACCAAACAGGGGAAAGAATGGTGCCCGGGGTCGGACTCGAACCGACACGATTATTCATCGGCGGATTTTGAAACCGATGGCTGCTCATATAAATCAATAAGTTACTGATAATTAAGGACGTTAAAATCTCAATATGGGGGGATATGAGGCAATATTGGGTAAGGCAATGGACTGTTTATGGACACTTTTAGTGGGGCACTCTACAACAGACTGAATTATCAGGGCTTATCTGGGCGGCTACATGGAGCTTCTGTATATACACACAGTGGTGATATGATTGAAAAACCAACAGCTCACGGCATAACTACATGAATGCAGACCAGATAAAATCGGCAGTCCTAAGTGCAATGCAAGTTGTCACGGATGAGATGGGCCTAGAACTCGCAGTTGGGCCACTGAATGATCTTGATTGGGCGTACTTATCTGGAGGGTATGGCCATCTAAACTGGGATGCAGGGCTCACAGAGTACGGCAACAAGGACTGGTCCTTTGACGTAGCACTCAAGCGCCAGTCGGACACGAGATTGCTCAATGCAGCAATCTTGGGGGTATTTAAGCCCGACACTGATACCCTAGAGATGCACTTTGTTGAGTCATTCATCAGACGTGAAGAGCAGCATCAGCTAAAAGGGCGAGTCTTTGAAATGATGATAATCGCATCTTTCCTGTATGTTGCAGCTGTTGGTGGTACTACTGTAAGACTCATGGATGTTGAGCCAGAACTCATGGCTTACTATGGTCGCTTTGGCTTTCTAGTTGATGGCCAAGACATGCATCAATCACTAGCTGGGCTGGCTACTACCTTCACTCAGATTACAGAAGGAAAGTAGGAAGCCGATACTACTCTTAAGACTGGCGTATAGTTGTTGTCCAGTTATAGCTCGACATCACCCTAGTTCAGTGTAAAATCACTTACCCAAACTAGTTACCGAAACTAGTAACTCCAACCAGCAAGATACTACTGGTTAGATGCATAGAGATCTAACGCACTTTACAACCATCAAAAGGTTGACTTTACTGATAGAAAATCAGATCAAATAGATGCGCGTTAGTAACAGGATTTTAGGCCAACGCAAAAGAGAGCATGACATGACACATACTCAGCATTGCGCCGTAGAACGTAAGCTCGGCGCACAAGATGTCTACAGCCGCCTGGGTGAGGCCCTCGGCCATGTAATGGCAGCAGCTCAAGAACTGAAAAAAGACAAATTTAAGTACAATGGCCCTGAAATCAGTGGCCCCAAAAAATGCACTAAAGAAGCTGCATGAACTGTTTAAGAGAAAAAAAGCACCTCTAGAGGTGCTTTTTTTTTGCCTTAAAAACCCAAAGCATTTCAATAATTCATTTTAAATCAATTACTTAAATCACAAAAAATCAAGTGAACGTTGAGATACGCTTTTCAGCGCTGTGATGGGGTTGAGGCGCACAGCATCTTCCAGATGATCTGGTGCAAAGTGCGAATAACGCATCGTCATCTTGATGTCTGTGTGGCCAAGGATGCGCTGTAACACCAAGATGTTGCCGCCGTTCATCATGAAGTGGCTGGCAAAGGTATGCCGCAGAACGTGGGTGCTCTGCCCTGCTGGCAATTTGATGTTGGCTCGCCTGATGGCTTTCTCGAACTCGGCATAGCAATCATCGAACAATCTGCCAGTGCGCTTGGGCAACATGGCCAGCAACCAGGGGGCCACCGGCACAGTCCGGTTTCGCTTCCCTTTGGTCTTGGTGAAGGTGATCCGCCCCATGCCTATCTGAGCCCTGCTGACCTTCTCAATCTCTGACCACCTGGCACCCGTCGAAAGGCAGAGCATCACGACCAGCCACAGATCCCGATGCTCCTTGCAGGCATCGAGCAGTTGCTCGATCTCATCTTGGGACAGATAGGCCAGCTCGCTCTCCTGCACTTTGTACTGGCGAAGGTCAGAAAGCGGGTTTCCGCCGTGCCAGACCCCGAGGCGGGCCAGCTCATTGAACACCGCTTGCAGATACAACTGCTCGCGGTTGATGGTAGTGGGGGTGACCTGCTTGCGCTGCCCTGGTACATAGAGCTCACCCGCCAAGCGCCGCTCACGGTATGCCGAGAAGTGTTCGGAGGTGAACTCGGTTGCAATGGGGTTCTCAAGCGCTTCACATAGCCAGACGAGTTTATCCCGCCGCCGATCACCATCCGCCAGAGTCTGACCATGCCGGCCAAACCAGAGGTGCACAAGATCCAGTAGGCGGCGCTGCTCCTGCGGTTCGAGTTGCTCGGCCTTTTGCTCCTGCGTCTGCTCCCATGGTTTATGGGTTAGCTGATGCCGTTCCCATGCCAGCGCCTCCCCTTTCGTCATGAAGCTCTTTCGTATTCTTCGGCCTCCATCACCATCCGGACGGAGGTCGGCTAACCAAGGCTTGGCCTTGCCATCAACTTTTTTAACTACCACTACACACCGTCCGGGCTTGCTTGTGGGATCCAATGGCCTGCGCCAGCTGGTCTCGCGCAGACTTCAGCGCACTGGCATCACCATTTCTGGCGAAGGTATAGAGCTGGCCAACAAACGCATCTGCGCGCTGCACCAAGTCAGCAGCCTGCCGGATAACCACATCATCATCCATGTGGCTGGTGCGAAGGCCGTCCATCGACCGACGGGCCGCCGATATAGCCGGATTGACAGTGCTCACCCGATACTCGGCGATTTGGTGATAGTCGATCTGCTGGCCATCAAGCAGGCCACCAAAGCGTGCCATCACCCCGTCAGTGGTCTGGTTCATCAGCTGATAGATATCCTGCTCCAGGCGGCACTGTTCGGCGAGGGAGAGCGCCCGCAGTACCTTGGCCGGTTGTTGCTCGCTCTGTACCTTGGCGCTATCTGTGGGCGGCATGGGAGCATCAAACCGAGCAGGGCGGGACAGCCACGCGCCACAGCCAGCAGCAAGAAACAGCACCAGCACTCCGGCCACTGCTTTGCCTGGGCGAGCAGATGCCGCCTTCTGCGCCCGTTCCTCTTTGCTCATCTTGAGCACGGATAGGGCATGACTGAAAAACAGCAGGATGCTATGCGCCGCAGCAAGCAAGGCCAGCAGCACCAGCCCGCCAGACAGCTCGATCTTGCCATCAGGTACCATGCCAAGCAGGGAAAACCCGAGGAATCCATAGAGACCGATAAAAAGCGCATTAAGGCGGCGCTTCTGGCCAAGCAAAGCAGGTTTGAACAAGCCGGCCACAGTAAGCAACAAACAAAAAAGGGCCGCCAAGGCAGCCATCAACGAAAGCATGTGCACTCCTTAAAACTTCTTGCCAGCCCAGACCACCCGACCAACCAGATCCAGTTCAGCAAGCTCGGTCTTGCTCAGGTCGCGGGATTTATACAGAGGGTTATCGGAGATGATGCGAACCCCGCCCAAGTCGAACTGCAAGCGTTTGACGAACAGACCGCCATCGAGGCGCAGCACATAGAGGCCATCGCGCGGGGCCTCCCCGTTCTTCAAGCGGATCAGGATCACATCACCGTCATTGATGGTCGGTTCCATGCTGTCGCCCTTGGCGCGGATAACCGCCATCTTGGCCGGGTCGAATCCCTCACGGCGCAGCCAGTCGGTGCGAAACGCCATCGGCTCGGCCAACGGTTCGTCGGTGATGTTGGCCCCATGTCCTGCACTGGCAAAGACCGCGTAACCGGGAATAGTGGTGAACTCATCCGGCTGATATATCGCTCGATGGTCTGCCACAGAATCGTAAGAAACAGAGGGGCGTGGAGAGTGAGATGCATCACCGATGCCGAACAAAAGCCAAACAAGATCAACATTGCCAGCTTCGGCTAAGCGCAATGCTCTATCTACAGGTGGAATAGTTCCATCGTATAGATACCGTTTCAAACCTGTATCACTCATATCAGCGCGCCGAGCGAACGCCCTCACTGGTTCGGCACCGATAACACTCACGAGTCTCTTAACAAACCCATCGTGGTCATAGGCAACGTTTTGATTGGAAACGACAGCCATAATCAAACCCTCAGTTCAAATAAAACATCTACAGAATCTTGACAGGGCAAACCGATAGGTTGAGAATCAAACCGCTGAGTTAGATAAAAACCATATCGAATCACATTGCCCCATATTGAGGCTCAACCAAGAGGTTTCAATCATGTCAGAAATTGCACTCAAGATCGACACGCCGGTTAAAACCATCGAGCGCTATAGCGCGGATACCGGCATCCCTGTTGGCACAGTGAGAAAGATGGTCGCTAGCGGTGAACTGCAGATCATGCCGAAAGCAGGACCTAAGCACAGGGTCCTGATCAATATGGTCGCGCTCTACCAACAGGCTGCGGCAGCGTCATATGCACCTGCAATCTCCCGGTAACTATGGCACTCAATGGAGCGAGAACCATGTTTATCGGTGTCGACTGCAAACATCCGCACTTCGAATCTGCATGCAGCAGATTTCGCGAGAGATATACGATCAGCAAAGTGGCCGCCGCTGCTGGTATCGATGCTCAGGATTTAAGGAACAAGCTAAACCCTGAACAAGAACACCAGCTCAAGGTCACTGACCTCATTGCCCTCTATCACGTCACCGACGGGGACGAGACCCTGATCGACGGCATGCTGATGGAATGCGGGCTGACCGCCATCGCCATTCCATCAGCAGAACGTGCACCATCCCTCCCCCATCAAGCAATCGACCTCAATGCCAAGGTAGCCAGCATTGGCCAGCGGGCGCTAGAGCTGTCCGAGCGGGGACGTGTGTCGCGCACCGAACGCAACACCATCGTCAGTGTGGCCACTTCTGCAATGGGGTCGTTGGCACTGCTCATCCACGACATCGAGGCCCGCTTTCAGGCCGTACCGACCGTCGCCTGCGCATCGGACATCCTGATGCAAACCATGACCATGTAAGGGGGAACCCATGCAACAGCAACAAATCAACTACGACGAACGCAATCTGGCTGGCCTGACGCCAACAGAACAGGTGGCCATGAACACTGCGGGCTGCCTGCTGCTGCGCGAGCTGTTAGGCAAGACCCGTTCAAGCCTAGATACAGACTGGCTGGCCATCAGCCAGGCCAAGAAGGTAGCGATTTGCGGCATTGCCCGCCAGCCACGCGGCCAGCTGATGAGTGCAACCCTGTCAGCCTTGCCTCACCAGCAACGAGAAGCGATCCGTCTGGCCGTCCTCGCGCTGGACTACCAGGGCGAATTCCGTTGCGGATGTGACACCAGAGCATGGCATCCAGCCCCGGTCACCAGGCCTATAGGAGATATCGAAAGATTGAAGAAAGAGAGAACAAAGAGACTGCAAATGAAACAGGCCGTTATGGCCGCCAGCGAAATGGTTCAGCAAGGACCGAGAGCAATCGGGCAATAAAAAACCCCGCAAAGGTGGTGGAACACCGCGGGGCTTTCATTCGTCAACTAGGAAAATCGACATGCCAACTTTAGCCATTCGTGACCAATTGCGCAACCTGCGCATTCAAAACCGCAAGCTGGCCCACCGCGGCCAGCGTTACAGCAGCAATCCTGACCTGATCCATTCTCTGGAGCGTCCAGCCGCCATGGCTTGGCGAGCGGTATGGTCATGCCTCGGCTGCCGAGGGGAGATCTGATCATGGCAGCCGTTATCACTCGCCACACCGAACCCACTATCAAGGCTGCCAGTGCCTATCTGGTTCGCCGCGGTTACATCAACTGCGGCACCACCTGGTTGAAAGGCCAACGCGGTTACGCCCGCATGGAGCGCATGACCTCTGGCTCAATCAGCATCATCGAGGGGGTGGCATGAAAAAGCTGTTTCACCCCATCACCCAACAGGTGGCACTTGCCGACTTGGCCGAGCTGCCGCACCGCATCAAAGCCAAAACCTACACCACCAAGCGCGGCCCCGAGGGCCGCAATCTGCGTGAACAAGCCCGCCAGCAACTGCGCTGGCTCAAGGTATTCCGCTCAATGAACGGGAGGATTGGCGCATGAGCATCGATGCCATTCATATCGCCAAGCGGGCAGAACGCGCCGTGCTGCCGCTGCTGACCGAACTACTGGCCAGCAACGAGCAGGTAAACCGCATTGCCCTGGGAGAGCTCTACTCGGGCGATCAATACATCCAGGTGCAATTGGTTGTGACCAGCTGCACTGCTGATCTGCTCGATGACGACTCAGTGATGGGGGACGAGGAATGACTGATGACCTGTTTGAACTGGAAGCGCCCGTCGATGAGCAGGGCGGCGCAGAAGCAGGCCCCGCTCATATGCAACCACCCGCACCGGTCAGCCAGCTGACCAAGCACTGGGAAGCAGCCAGAGCCGAGTTTGATGTTGTACGGGAATGCCCTCGCTCGATCCGTGCACTGATGGCACTCGGCTCCATCAGTGCCGTGTACTGGCTGGCTGTCGGCAGCGCCGAACTGGCACAGGCTAAAGAGATCGCCGAGTGGTGGGCAGAATGCGAGCCGCTCCACGGGCTGGGGGAGACCATCAAATGAGCCACCGCCTGATATCAGAAATGGAAAGGAATTTGGGTTGGTGGTGGGAAGACCTGCGCGGCGCTAGTGCGCGCCTGCGTGGGTATCAGCGCCAGCTCATCGAGTGCCGCCAGATCTCGCCACGCCCACGGGCCACCATAGCGCTGACCCTGCGCCAGTGCGCGGCGGCCCGCCGGATCCGTGCCCACTCATCCCTAGTGATCAAGGCTCGCCGGTGCGGCCTAAACACGCTGTTAGGTACTGCCATCAAATGAATCGCAACACCATCAGGCTGCCGCTGTCCAAGAAGACACTACGGCAGCGCATTGACTCCCTCACCAACTCCATGCCCGGCATCAAATTTGACGCCGCATTCATCGGTACCCCAGGCCAGAGTGATCTGGCCTGGGCCGTGCAACTGCTCGATGGCCTGGTGCACTTCCAGCAAGGCCGTCAACTAGCCCAGACGTTGTTCAAGCAGTACGTGAGCCGCCGCAAAGGCGGCACCGCCCGCCGAGCCATCGATGCAAACATCTGGCTGCGAGAGCGCACTGAGTGGGTACTTTCCCTGATCCAGGCCATTCCGGTAGACCCGCAACATCTACGAGATGAAGAGGGCCGAAAGAGGGTGGCGCATCAGTTCGCCAACCAGATCGCCGCGATCTGGAGCCACATAGAGCAGCGTATCAAGGACGGAGAGACACCGGATCTGGTGCTCTCCTGGGAGGCCATTCGTCAGCCTGCCGACCAGTGGGGCTTTATCGGGAAAATGCCCAAGTTCAAGACTACAGAGGCGCGGGATAACTGGATCCTGAGCTTGATGGTGCGCCTGCTCTCGGCCAAGTGGTGGGAGAAGCGCATCAACCGCTGCTGGGACAGACTGCAAGAGCACATCGCTATTCTGATGGGCAAGGTGCGCAAGGGGGTTTCAGCCTACGTCTCGAACGCCACCATGAAGGTAGTGCGCGAGCGTAAGCGGGCCATGATGCGCTGGCTGGCCGAGTCGGAGGTGATGAACGCCGAGCACGATCTGGTTGTCTCGATGAAGGATTGTTGGGAGGCGAGCAACGCCAACCCGGTCAACCGCCGCGCCGAGATGATGACCCGCATGCGTGGCTTCGAGGACTACGCCGAGGAACAGGGCCATGTGGGGGTATTTTTCACCTGGACGGCCCCTAGCCGCTTCCATGCCTGGAAGTCCGGACTCAACGGCAAGACCATCGAAAACAAACGATACGATGGATCCACCCCGCGCGAAACCTGCGCCTATCTGGGCAAGCTGTGGAGCCGTGCCCGCTCATATCTGAAGCGATGGGGAGTGCCTGTCTATGGCTTCCGCGTCTGCGAACCTCATCACGACGGTACGCCGCACTGGCACATGCTGTTGTTTATGCGCCACAGCGACCGGAATGAGGTGATCAGCACCCTGCAGCGTTACGCCCTGAGCCATGACCACGAGGAGCTGGAGCGCAACAACCAGGGGATCCGCTTCACCGACATCACCCCGCGTTTCGACTGGAAGGAGATCGACCCGGCCAAGGGCGATGCCACAGGCTACATCGCCGCCTATATCGCCAAGAACATCGACGGTGAACACGTTGATGGTGATGACGAGGCCGGTACCAAGGCTGATCAAGGCGCCCAGCATGCCTGCGCCTGGGCCAGTTGGTGGGGGATCCGTACCTTTCAGCAGATCGGCGGCGCACCGGTTGGCGTGTGGCGCGAGCTGCGCCGCATCAGTAACGCCAAGAAGAATGGCGATCTGGTGGGGCCACCCAAGCCGGTACTACAAGACCCGCGCTTTGAGGCCGCCCGCTATGCCGCCGATAACGCCATCTTTCGCTGCTACCTCCACGCCATGGGCGGGGCGCTGGCTACCCGTGCCGAGCATCCCATCAAGCTGGCCCACCTCATCGAAGAACAAGCCAACAGCTACGGCGAAGACATCAAGCGCCTGATGGGGCTGCACACCACTCGTCTGGGTATCAAGACCCGCCTGCACGGGTGGGAAGTGGTACCAGCAGGCACCTATGAGGCCGCCAAGGCCGCAGGGGCTGCCGGTGTGGGTGCTGATGTTCAGTCGGGCGACAGCCCGGCTCCTTGGAGCTCTGACAATAACTGTACGCAGCCGGATCCTGAGGCGTTCGCGGATCAGTTGATGGCAGAGCAATGGGGTTTATCACCCTTCTCTATCGGGCGTTTGCGGGCTGGCGCCAACGTCACAGCTGACGGTTTCACCCTCTGGCTTGAGAACGGACAGGTGCAATCGCTCCGAGCGGTACCAAGCGAGCCGGACTGGGTACCAGAGGGCCAGTCGCCAGCCGAGCCGAACCAGCCGGATGAGTACGCAGTACCGGAAGGCGATCAGGACTGGCCGATGCTGGTTGAGCTCTGCGGCAAGGTCTACCAGGCACAGGGCCATACCGGTACCCGCAGCTGGATAGAGATGCTGCCGGAGCCCTATCAGTCAGAGATGTGGCGAGTACTGGAAGGACTGGACGTGCCGGAGTGGATGCAAGAACAGAACGACTACAGCGAGGAGTGGGTATGAACATGACAGTTCAAGTAAGGGACACGGCAGAAATAACCAACGAGCCCATCGGTTCTTGCTGGTTATGGCACCGGTGGTTGCAGGTGACTGTAGTAGCTGGAGCAGAGTATTTGACCTGCTCACATTGCAACGCTCGGAAGGCTCTGATGAGAAGGCCAGGGCGTGTTGAGGTTCAGCTTGCATGGGTGCTCGGTAATACCAACCAGCTGTTCATAGGTATGGATCTGGCGGTATCGGCAAAACCACCTCGCAAGCCATAACAGGAGATTGAAGATGCACAGCAAACAGACCGTCAGCCGGGAAGAGTACCGCCGCCTGGATAATCGGGTGACCTGCATTCTCCAGCAGCGCTGGCCAGCCAAAGAGATCAGCCAGTGGGTGGGGATGCTCAAAGGCAAACAGCAGTCCGTGGCCTGCGCCATTCTGCGCCGCCGGCACCCTCGCCCAACATCGCTGGCCCTGCCGGTCATCGCCCCCGAGGTGCCGAACCCGTTTCAGGCCAGAGCCAACCGCCCCACAGTGCCGGTGATGACCGCAGATGGCCGATCTGTTGGCCGCCGCCATATCGTGGACGGGCTCACCCCCGTGGCCATCGACCAGAACGGCACCATACGGTGCGCCGTCACAGGCCGCACCCTCTTTATCGCACCGGGCAGCACCACCGATCGCACCAACCCGGGCGCCGCCGCACAGCTCAATCCAACATACCGGCCTGCACTGCACCAGGTAGTGGCTGACCACCGTCAAATCGAAGCAGGAGCGTAACCATGGACATGAAAGTATTTCAGGCATTTGAGACCGTGCAAGAACGGGCACGGTACCTACTGCAACAAGAGATCACCAGCAAGGTCGACATCGTGGATCTGACACCAGTAGCACGGGCATGTATTGGAGATATTAACCTGCCGATCGTAGGTGCAAAGGGCGAGACTGATGAACAGGTGATCGCCAAAGCCAAAGCATGGTTGCAGGAAGCTGCTGGGGGCGAGGCATGAGAGACCCGCGAAAAAATCCGGTACCGGGTGACGTCATCACCCGATTAGGCACCACCAGGGAAGTAAAGGCCACCAAGCAGAACGACCGCGGCACCGTCACCCATGTGGTGTACGGCCATCCAACAGTTGACCTGTCAGAGACCGAGACCACTGTCGCCAGCTGGCGGGCATGGGCCAAGCTGGATGCCATGGTAGTCAGGGAGGGCGCAGCATGCACCACGAACTGAAAATCATGACGGCCTACTTCCCTCGGGTATTGGATAGCTCAAAGCCGTTCGAAATCCGCTACAACGACCGAAACTTTCAAGAGGGTGACACCGTCACCCTCAACGAGTGGGACGGCGAACGTTACACCAGCCGCAGCGCTAAACGCCGGATCACCTTTGTCACCGACTACGCACAGAAGCCAGGATTTGTGGTGTTCGGGATGAAGCCGGCTCATGAGACTGACGAAGACTCTCTCGAGCGACCATACACTGTCTACTTTATGGCTGGATGGCGAGAGACTAAGGCAGGGGGGCAGGAATTTTCATGGATGACAAAGGCATACCCAGACAGCGTGAGTGCGCCAGAGGTTATGGATGACATGAGGGATAGTTTGATACCTAGCAGATCAGATTATCCAGTTGTCGTGACGGCCTTCAATGAAGTGAAAAGCTATCCTGCCATGCAGGAGGATCCGACCTGATGAAGGATGCAAAGCAACGCAAGCAGGAACAGAGGGCCAGGCGGACAGCGCTGGGCATAAAGCGGGTGGAGGTGGCGCTCTCAGAACGGGAGCGCCAGCAGTTGGACCACCTTTGTATTGCCAGGGCAGGGAGCAGCGAGCCATATAGTGCAGACGAATTCATCAGCACCCTGATCCGGCGGGACTGGGAACGCTGGCTGGAACAGGAGGCCAATCTGAGCACCACCACCTGCCAGCACTGTGGCAACAAACTACCAGGGGGCTGTGGCGGAACCTACAGGGGAGAGGCAGCATGCTGGCTCACATGGGGGGGAAGAGAAATAGCTTTGTAATGGAACCAAAGGAGCCTCAAAAAAAGAGGCTCCTTCTATTTAAAAAAAACAATTACACATAGCGAAAAATTTACCTGTCTACTTTGGTTAACATAAAAATCAATTTAAGTTGATATCTCCCGCCACAAAATAATTTTTGATAGCAAAAAATGCGCTTTGCCATATGCAAGTCACATTTAAATTTACCCCTGCTATCTAAATAGTGGATTTAAATTTACCCCTACCAGCGAAATATATTTCACATATTCGTTAGGATGTTCAGCGTTACGTAACGCATTGAATGAACTTTGGTTTGTTGCAAGAATGAGCACTATACCCAAACGAAAGAAACTCAATGAGGAAACCTGATAAAAATATATTGACCCACTAGATAAGGTATGGATACCATGCCGCCAAGTTAATCCATCAAACAAACATCCAGCAATGCTGGAGGGTTTATTTTATCCCAAAAAAACCCGTATGAGCCCACATTGGTGTGCCTGAGTCGGTGGATTATTATGGTCGAAGCAATCATAACATCAGCGATAACAAGCCATGGCTCCGGCCCGAACGGCGAGCAGCCAATCAATCTCGTCCTCGCTCAGGGCCATCAGTTGATCCCGCTGCTGGCTATGGTGGTTTCCAATCAGCCAGTCACCCGGGGGGAGCAGGTGAGAGACTGGGATCCCGAGATAGATGCAGATAGCGGTAGCATGCTCCAAATCGAAGAAAGCACGATGCCTGCCATCAAGCCAGCGCCCAACAGTGGCAGGAGCAACATCAATGATCTTGCCGGTTGCAGAGTTGGTAAGGCCATGGCGTTTTAGCACAGCTTTGGTGGTGCCTTTTGCTCGAGTCACATAGGCCAGGGCGGCATTCGATCTTTTATTCATGGGGCGCCTCCATCAGGTGCCCGTGCTCGGGTCGTGATGACTGTCAGATCTGACAGGTGTTTATTCACACATATGAAAAATCTAGTCGGCGATCGTCGAGATATGCAATCCGGTTATAGATAAAATCATCAGGTCTAACCAGTAGTAGGAGGCAGTGTGCAGACGGGGATTCAAACAGAGATTTACAGTTCAATCAGGGATATCGCGCGGGTCACTCCCGATCTGAAAATCGAGGACCGAGAGGGAATGTGCCGCGCCATCATGACGCTTTGCGATCTGGGCGAACTTATCCAGGGAAAAGAGGCGAATAACAAAGAGTCGTGAGAACACGACCACGGGATGCAGAAACAACAAGGGGCGCTATTGCGCCCCCAGTCCTTTCAGTACCATCTGCCGCCCTTCTGGCGTCAACGACCCCATCAAACTCAGCACCAGCTGGTTTGTCGTCTTGGCTGAAGGGCTCAGGGTATGAGCAAATGACAGACAGGCCACCCAGGAATGGCCACACTCGGCGTCAGTACACTGGCAATAGAGATCAGAGACATCATCGCTCAGCCGATTGGTCTTGGTAATGCGGCCCCTCTGGCCACACACTTTGCAATAAACCCGCATCACCCCTCCCGATAAATCTAAAATCAAACCTATAGATTGCATCTTACCCCAAAATGACTGTTTTTTTATACAGCAGAACCTATCGTTTCCCGAAAATCGACCCACAAAGCCCGTGGTAAACCAGCCCCATTGATGGAATCCCGCAGCAGCTCACACAGCGGCAGCACCTCATTGCGGGCGTAGGTGGCATCGTACTTCTCGGGATCCCCCAGGCCTCCGCCGCCATTGGTTGGGATGATGCCGGCCAGCGCCGCCGGAAAACGGTGGCTGGTCAGCACGTCCTGGGCGGTGATCCCCTTGATGGCTGCGAACTCATCCTTGGTCGCAATGTCCCCCACCGGGATCAGCTTGATGCCATCGGGCTTACCTTCCGGGATATTGACGAACATGGAACGGAAGTTACCTACCCCCTTGCTGTTGGCGATCATCTCCTTCATCTCTTTTTCAGTGTCATCGTCCATGTTCGGGTCGGTGGCGTAGAAGATGAACCCCATGTGGGCGCCATTGAGGAAGTATTTGCGGCGGAACAGGGTGGCGTCCTGGTTGAGCAGGGCCGACTGCAAGCCCCCCAGGTAATCAGGCATGCCATAGACTTGCTGCTCTGGGTCGTACTGGGCCAGCCAGATCACATCCTCCGGCCTGTAAATCAGGTTCGGCTTACCCAGCTGCAGGTAAACAAAGCAGCCATCCTCGCGCCGGCGCAGATAAACGCTCGAGAGCGGGTGCAGCCCGACCACCTGGCCGAAGGCGTTGCGCAGCTTGAGCAGGCCCGCATCCCCGAACTGCAGGTAGTTGTGAGCAAAGGCGGTAACGGTGCTGCGCTGATTGGTAAAGCGGCCCGCCACCATATTGCGCCGGGCCATCAGAATGGCCCCGTGGTGGGCATTGGCCCGCGCCACCTTGGCCAGCCCCTTGCGGTCGATGGGCGGCTGGTAATACTCGCCATAGGGGTTGTAGAACACCCCGGTGTAATCGGTCATCCATGCCGTGGGGTCGATGGCCTCCGGCATGCTGAACGCTACCGTTCCGGGCTTGGTTGGAGTGGCCACCTCGGCCGGTTGCTGTTGTTTGGTCATGCGAGAGAACTCTCCTGGGAGTCTTTGAATTGGCACATGAAGAGGAGATTGAACGCCTCCTGCGAGTACTCGTCTTTGAGCTCATCAATGTCCATGAGGTTGCAACCGAGTCGAACGGCATCCTCAATGGTGATGACATAGCGCCACTGCCGATCGGGACAAAGCTGGCCGCCATCGCGCAACGATGATTCGCCAGGGAAAGTGATCGAATCTCGGCCTGGGTACAGGTTCTTCCAGTGATCCCCGCTCCAGAAGTTACGCACCATACCGCGGCGCTCAGAGAGCGTTGAACAGTAGGTCTTGCGCCAGCGCTTGTTCATAGCCATAGCGCCGGCCAAGTGCAGCGCTTTTCCGAAATCAGGAATCCAGAAATACTCATCGACGTAGACGTGGCCAGCTTTTCCAGCAAAGGTCAGGTCATCAAGAGAAAGAAAATGGATCTGGGCACCGTTCGACAGGACGATGGGGCTGCCGGTAAGGGTAACGCCGAGGAACCTCTTTGCTATCAAGCAGACATAGGTCCGGTAGACATCGGCCATCTCTGGGGTTTCTGCCAAGAAAATCTGATTGTCGCCAGTCAATATGGCATCTTCAAAAGCCTCTCCGGCGAAGTAATAAGACATGCCGACCTGATGAGCCTTCAAAACGTTGCGGATGGGCGCGAGTGACGGGTCTAGCTTGGCCTCACGGCAGCGCAGCTGGTAGCCAAACAGGGTGCTGATCCATTCGTGAAAGTGTTCCTCGGTCAACTGACTGATATCGTTCTTCATGCTGCCTTCTTAACTTCGCTGGTTGTCCAGGTGGATTTACGTTTGCGGTTGGTATCGAGCGGCTCATTGGCCACGGCGTGGGCGATGGCAAAAAATACGTCCGCGTGTCCGGTCACGTTGTCTCGGGCAGCCCGAAACGTCATCTGGCCGCCGCCGGTGGTGCTGCGCTTGATGGCAAGGAACGCCAGCGGGATATCCCGATCAGAGCTGTCCCACTCGATGCGGTTGGCCTCCACTACGTCGATCATCTTGAGTACCAGCCGCGACTTGCTCTCGATGCTGTAGTTGATGGGGTGGCACACCCCTTTGAATACCGGCTTAAGCAGGTCATAGACCCCTGAGCCAATGCCGGACACATCGACCCCCAGATACGTGACCCGAAACTTCTTGGCGATCCGCTCGATCTCCTGCGCCTGATACTGGAAGTTGAGCCCGCGCCAGTAGTGCTTTTCCAGCACCCGGAACCGCTCGCCGGCGACAGTGGGTGGGGCAACCACCACCAGGGTGGCGTTGTCGCGGGTGCGGCTCGGGTCGTAGCCCATCCACACCTCCCGCCGGCCAAACGGGTCAGGCCGCCCGGGCTTGTAGTCCTCCCACCGGGTCGGGTCCACCCCGGCCCGCTCCATATCCTGGAACTTGAACACCGACAGCGCATCGTCGATAAAGCGGCACAGGTAGAGGCGATCGAACACCTCTTCGGGGTACTCGTCCTTGAGCTCCTCGATGTCGATGAGGTTGCAGCCCAGGCGAATGGCATCCTCGATGGTGATGACGTAGCGCCACTGACGGTCTTGGCAGACCCGTCCGCCATCGCGCATCTCATCTTCACCAGGGAAGTCGATGGCCACACGGCTCGGGCGCTGCCCCTTCCAGCGATCCCCGGTCCAGAACCGGTATGCCTCATGCACCTTGCTGGACGGGGTCGAAAAATAGGTTTTGCGCCAACGGGATTGTGTTGCCATGGCGCTGGCCACGTCCGACAGCTTCTCGAAGTTGGGGATCCAGAAATACTCGTCGATGTAGACGTTGCCTGAGCGGGACTGGGCGCTGTTGGAGTTGGTAGAGCAGAAGTGCAGCTCGGCCCCGTTCGACAAGACGATGGGGTTACCGGTCAGGGTGACGCCGAGGAAGGTCTGGGCAATCTTGCAGATGTAGGAGCGGAACACCTCCGCCTGGGCCCGGGTGGCTGACAGGAAGATCTGGTTACCGCCGGTCAGAATGGCATCTTCCAACGCTTCGCCGGCGAAGTAGTAAGTCATGCCGATCTGGCGTGACTTCAAGATGTTGCGGGTTCGCGGCAAGGCCGGGTCGTTCTTGGCCTCCCGGCAGCGCAGCTGGTAGCCAAACAGGGTACCCAGCCACTCGGCAAAGTCTGCCTCCGTCAGGTGGCCGACCTCGTTCTTGGCCTTCTTACCGCCCTTGCCCTTGCTTCTGCCGCTATCCTGGCCACCTCGGCCACGGCGCGGTTGTTCAGCGGCTGGTTCATCGCCACTCTCGCGGCGAGCGGTGAGCGCCTGCTGGCGCTCGGCCCACTTGAGGGCTTTCTCTTTCAGGCTGACATGGTGGCCGACCAGCCGGTCGATCTCGTCCATCTCGGCGCTGGTTTTCTTCTCACGCCCCAACAGGGAGTGCAGGCGGCGGGCAATGGCATCCTCTACCGCTTCATCAGTAAGCAGCTCCCGCCAGCCGAGCTTTTCGGCCCAGTAGTAGACAATGCGGCAGGAGTTCAGCCCCAGTTCGTCCTTGATCTCCTGGGGGGTCCATCGCTTAAGGTAGAGTCCCCGCGCGGCATTGCGGATCTCTTCGGGATACGCCACGGCGCCTCCATCAATATGAATGATGGCGCCATCATAGCCAGCCCCCTCCCCCCACTTATCCCACTGATGTTCTGAGCAATTCGGATATCCCGCTGGATCCGAATCCCCCCGAACACAACCGGATGAATACCCCTTCCCGACCCGATAGCCTGAGCCCGTATCAATTGGGAGCAGGCATGAACGAATCAACCTTGAGAACTGGCTTTGTCTGTATCGCTACCGAAGGCAAAGCGGTGGACGGACGAGACATCACTCGCGAGTGGCTGGTCGACATGGCCGAGACCTACGACCCGACTTATTACACCGCCGTCATCTGGCCGGAGCATGATCGCTGGTCCAGCTATGGCACCGTGCAGGCCCTCAAGACCGAAGAGGTCGACGGCAAGCTCAAGCTGTTCGCCGTCCTCTGCCCCAACCGGGATCTCGTCTACTGGAACCAAAGCGGCCAGTACCAGTTCTGCTCCATCGAACCGTTCGAGCAATTCGCCGATCTGGGCCGAACCTACTTGATTGGCCTGGGCGTCACCGACCAGCCCGCCAGCACCGGCACCACCCATCTCAAGTTCAGCAAGAGCAACAAGGGCCAAACCATCGGCACCAGCGAACCGCTGGATCTCTCCATGCTCAAGCTGCCCAAACAAGAAAAGCCGGATGGCTTTATGACCAAGCTTTTCAGCTTGATGGCCAGCCATGGTGAACCTGAATCCAAACCTACCCCCAGCCATCCCGAGGATGAGGACATGACCAAAGAACAGTTCGAACTGCTGAACGGGACTCTGACCAGTCTTGGTGCCCAGTTCGCA